TCTTCGTCTGTCATCTTGTAGCCTCCTTTCGGGTGTCTGTATATGTGCACTCTGATAGGCACAACGAACCCCACAGTCTTGCTGTGGGGAACGCAACGCTGATCAGAAGTTACCCCTTCAGGTACTCGGCACGCGCCGAGGTGATGAAGTCTTGTAGGCCGACCAGGGTCGCACGCTGCCCAAGGTAATAGGCAGCTTTGCCCGCTGGCACCTGCGCTGCAAGATATCCAACCTGTTCTATCTGGTTGGCAATGCTGCGTTCGAGCCTGGTCACCAGGTCTTCGAGGTCCGCCTTCAGGAGTTCCTTTTTACGTCTGGGCACGGTACACCGCCCACACATACTGTCCACGGGTCTGCACATCTTCGCGGATGGTGATCACCACAACATTGGTTGTGAGCCACTGCGGTTTGTCTTCCTCGAGCGCTGCACGTACGCACTCGCGAAGGTATTCCTTGACTGGCATGCGACCACGGCACGAGGAAAACTCGTAACTGAGCTTCTTTCCGCCCGGCATGGTGATGCTCACACCTTCACGGTGTGATGTTGCACGGCCATGTGCCAATGCATCTCCACTCATGTTCTTGCCTCGCTTTCTAGCGGTACTGTGTTCTCTGCTGAGCACACAACCAAGTCTATCACATAGTGATAGACAAGGCAATGCAATCAGTCTGACAGCATGTTGGAAAACCACTCTTCGGCTTCGGTACCGTCGATGTAGAGCACACCATCTTCGGTGGCAAGATCATCACCATTCACGGTGAGATTCTTCTCTGCCGCGTAGTCGAGCACAGACCAGGTGTTAGTCCAGTCTATGATACGCCACTGGCCTACCTTGTTGCCGTTGCTGTCTCGGATGATGGCATCCCGGCGGCCGTCTTCGATCTGTCGTGAGACACCCTCGAGGATGTACACGAGTTCTTCGGGGTTCACGTGGTTGGCGCTCAGTTCGATGCGCATAGTCTTGCCTCGCTTTCTAGCGGTACTGCACTCTGATGAGTACAACGCCAAGTCTAGCACAAGTCTAGACTTCACGCAATACCAATCAGCTTATCGGCTGTCGCTGGTGAGCACGAGAAGCCCGGTGAAGGTATTCTCGAACTGAGCTTCTGTGCCTACCCGAAATTCCAGAGTCTCGCCGGTCTGCGGCTCGCGAATCTGTCGCGGCTTGCCTGTTTCGGCATCTCCGTATCGCCACGCGAAGTCTTCGCGTACGCCAGCCAGCGCCGCACTCATAGCAGGCCACGAGTAGGTTTCGATGTAGAGGGTACGCGTACCCGTCTTGTGGTTACCGGATGCATATACCGATGCTGTGTACATGTCTTGCCTCATTCTCTCGGAATGGATCTGCACTCTGATGAGTACAACGCCAAGTCTAGCACGAGGCTAGACTTCACGCAATGCTAATCAGAGTCGATCGGAGTTGCGACGGTTCCCCCTTCTGTGTCGCATTCACTCTCTCCGGTATCGGAATGTATCCACAGACCATCGGATGTGGCTCCGACTTTCCAGAGTTCAATTTCACGATGGGGACAGTATCGGCACATCTTTTCGCTGTCCATTGTCTTGCCTCCCGTTTGGGGTTCTGTCTGCACTCTGATGAGTACAACGCCAAGTCTAGCACAAGGCTAGACTTCACGCAATACCAGTCAGCGCTTACAACCTTCGATCTTCATGTTTCCGCCCTGAAGCCAGACTCGGCTTCCCGGCGTGTAGTTGCCGGTAGCCTCGATAGACCAGCAGTGCGCCGGAGCGTCTACCTTGGCGTTCGGTCCGCACACATGGTCGCCATCCACGGCGCAATTCCATCGCGGGTCGTCTTCGGTAATGAGCGGCTGTGCGCTGGCTGGCGGCATCATGGTGCTGCCCTCTTGAGTCAATCCGACGCCGATGATTGCGCCGAAGGCGAGTCCAATCATGCTACCAACGGCTACGTCGTACATCTTCACGCGCATAGTGAAGTGTCTCCTGTCTGTTTCCTATCTACTGTGCACTGATGTACACAACCAAGCTCACGGCTGAGCCGTGAGCAAGGCAATCTGCATCAGTTCGGAAGGTATACCGTGGTGTAGGTTTCGCCACCACGGGAGAACCAAGCTCGGTAACGGTCACGGCTTGCAGCGTACCACGGGGACCCGTTCTTGGCATCCGATTCAGCCATTCTGAGCGCGTCATTCATGCACTCGATGGCAACCGGAATGCCGACTTCCTCGCGCGACTGTTGGATGCCGTATTCACTGCGCACGATCACAGCTTTGCGCAAATTTACCATTGCCTTGCCTCGCTTTCTAGCGGTACTGCACTCTGATGAGTACAACGAAGAGTCTAGCACTTGTCTAGACTCAACGCAACACTAATCAGTGCTGATTGCGCGCACGTTCACTCTTGCGGAGCTCCTCGGCGTAGTACGCCAATGCCTCTTTCAAGAAGGCATCCTGCTTTGCCCTGCGCCGATCCTCGGCGAGCAACCTGTTACGGTCTTCGTGTTTCTGAAGCTGCTGCTCACGCTTCGACAACTGGTAGTTGCCACCATTCCAGCCAGCACTCTTGCGGGTACCGGTATACGTCTGGCCGTGGTTTTCGCGGACTTTCGGGTCACGCGAGCGGCGTGAAGCCGCACCCCGGTAATTGGTGGTTTTCGGCGCAGGCTGAAACAAGCCGCTATTCAGCTTTTCCAGCGGATCACTGCCGACGCGCTGCACGTGTTCCCACATGGTCTTACCTCATTCTCTCGAATGGACCTGCACTCTGATGAGTACAACCAAGACTCTAGCACAAGTCTAGAATCAAGGCAACACTAATCAGGCCGTCTGATAGACCTTCATGGTTTTCGATTTGCATACCGCGCCGCACGCATCGCAGTTCAACGGGCGCGGGATGCTGGCGAAGATTTCGTCCGGCAGGTACTCAAGACGAATGCCGAGTTTTGCGGAGAAGTTGACCAGCTTTTCGCTGCTGGCGCATGTCTCGCAGATTTTATACTTCACGGTCTAGCCTCGCTCTCTGGCGGTACTGCACTCTGATGAGTACAACGCAGAGACTAGCACTAGTCTAGTCTCCACGCAATGCTAATCAGCTTTGCGTTTGTGTCCGCAGGTTTGGCAGCCCTCTACTCGGACACCGTTCTCTGGCGAGAGAAACGCGAAGGTCGCGTGTCGGTCCGGGTGAGCATCGCCCTTTTTGCAGAAGTAGCATTTGCACGGCCTCACGGTCTAGCCTCGCTCTCTAGCGGTTCTCTGCACTCTGATGAGTACAACCAAGACTCTAGCACAAGTCTAGAATCAAGGCAATGCTAATCAGATGCCGGAGTCTGCCGGGGTGAGCTTGCTGTTCCCGGCTACAGTTTTCCCGTACGCCGACCATTGGGAGTGGTCGCGCACTCTCGACAGACGAAAGAACCGTTTGCCGAAGAATTTTGGCATCGTGCTGGCGGGTCCGATATGGAGGACGATATAGTCTTCGCCACGGACCGACACGCGGTCGCCAACGTTCATTTCTAGCCTCGCTCTCTAGCGGTACTGCACTCTGATGAGCACAACGAAGACTCTAGCACTAGTCTAGAATCAACGCAACGCTAATCAGACCTGGTAGTGAGGATACTCAAGGGCGTATTCGGCCGAGACAACCCTCACAAGGTCCTGATCTGTCTCCAGGCGGTCGTTCAACCAAGAGAGTGCGTCCATCTCTGTTTCGTGTTCGGTGAAGCTGGTGTTGATCGCACCATTGGTGAGTTTCACCTCACGCACAAGGGTGTATCGGTCTGTGGCGAATTTCCGAAGAATCACGCGCATTGTCTGGCCTCGCTATTCTCTAGCGGTTCTCTGCACTCTGATGAGTACAACCAAGACTCTAGCACAAGTCTAGAATCAAGGCAATGCTAATCAGTAGAGTTCTGATACCTCGTAGAAGGCGTGCTTCGCAGAGCTGTAGGTGTAACGCACCTTGCGGGACACTACGGCACCTTGGCCGCCGACCGCTGAGGGTGGCAGCATCAAGAATACCCACAGTGAGCCATGCTCACTCATAGTGAAGGCCGCCCATTCCGGCATTTCTTCTCCGGTTTCGAGTTCCGCCCAGAACTGTTCATAGTTCTCGCAGAACTCTGTCGCGATTGCACGCTGGTCCTCGAGAGCCCATACGTCGTCGCTGTACACGTTGTACATGTCTAGCCTCGCTATTCTCTAGCGGTTCTCTGCACTCTGATGAGTACAACGAAGAGCATATCAAGTCGATATGCTCAACGCAACACCAATCAGTGTCCGAGATGTTCCCGGCGAAGTCGCTGCATGCTCAGCCGCCGGAGATGGCGACCTGCGGCGGTTTGCCGGAAGAATATGTACGAGTCTGTCGCCCACGATTCTACGCAGTCGACACAGATTGTTGTCATGTGCTCGCAGTGGTGCTTGCTCATGATGGTCGGCGACATGCGAAGACTGTCGTCATCCTTCAAGCGCATGATTACCTGCATTGTCTGGCCTCGCTATTCTCTAGCGGTTCTGCACTCTGATGAGTACAACGCAGAGACTAGCACTAGTCTAGTCTCCACGCAATACCAGTCAGATTCTAACCGGCGTCCAGCACCGATTGGGCCTTCATCAACCACTGAGTGTAGTTGTCCCGGCGTGGCTTGCTCTCGAGTACGTGATTCAACGAGTGGGCAGTGAGCAGAAGTGTCGCTGCTTTTTCCCGGTCTGTGTAAACCAAACCCTCGTCGTTCAACTGATAAATGATGTCCTCGATTAAGACTGCGATCTGATGATCAGAGAGCAGAATTTCACGATTCTTCATGATCGTATCAGACATTTTGTATTGCCTCGCATTCTCTGCGGTTCGGGTGCGGGAGTTTCGCACCTGCACAAGACGCACATCATATTACGTCCTCTACAGGCGGTAGCGTTCGCCAGTCTGGTTTTACAAGACTATCGCCTATACCAAACAGGTCCACGCTACCTCCCGCGCTGTCTCAGTCTCCCGGAACTGTTCGGCCGGGTGGGCACACTCGATGCCTACCCGGTAGGGGATGGTTTGGAAGGTGGCACAGGTTTGGTATGGAATTCGACCAAGGCCGATTTCCCCTGTTCCGGTTTCCGTTTACCCGGTTCCGGGAGACTGAGACTGATCAGACCAAGATCGCGGTCGGTTTGAGCGTCCCTAGCCTTTCCGGGACAAACCTCATGCGATCAAGACTAGCGTCCGATCATCGCAGCGGCTCCCAAGGGATATACCAGCGTTTAGCTCCGTCAACGCGAGTGCTGTCCGGTCCTGTCCATCGAACCGTTAAGACGAAGGTACTACTGGCGCACCGTATGGGTACACCTAGCTTGTTCTATCCCGACCCCCGGAGAGCCTAACCTCCGGGAACCGTACTGCTTTCACTGACAAGACTCCCATAGTGGCGAGCCGCTGTCAACTCCGGCGCGTGGCAGGCTAGGTAAAACAAGAACGGTACCCACGGGACGAATCTCCCGTGCTGAGACTCCGATTCTGCCTAGCGGCCCGAAAGAACGGGTATCGCGCTGGGCAGGATCGGTATTGGCTGTCTCGCGGAGCTATACGGACTCCGGTACCTAGTCCTAGTGGCGGGGTGAGTCGCAGCAGAGGGGATTTGTCACGGTTACCCGTACCTCGTCCGCATTTACTGCGATTGGCTCACCCCTGGTACTAGGGATGCCTGCCACGCTGTGGAGTTTTCAGAGATCGTGTGTCCCGCCGCCCCCCCCAGTAGTAGCGGGGGGTGAGATTCCGGGGAACCTCGTTGGTTGAACAGGTCAAACATTAGGTGCCTAGCACTAGGTTGTCAACAGTGGATTCCAAAGGTGCAGGTCATTAGGCGTGTCGCGCCACCCACGAGAGCACGATTTAGAAGTCATATACGCGATCATGAAAGGTGGTTTGATACATGGCACAGCAAAATGTTTTTTAGAAGAATTTGTTCGCAGATCAGAGGGTTGTTTGTGAGGGGTAAACGGTTTGATACATGGAATGTGGCGAAGAGCATCGGTGCAGGTCACGGGGGGTGAGAGAAAACAAGATCATTTTGCGATCAGCGCCTAGTGCGAGTTTATATGTAACTTGGTGCACGAAGGTGCAGGTCACAGTGTGTTTTACAGGTCACAAACCTAGCCCCTTACAGCAATCGTGGCCGCCAGCGGCCGGGTTAGCGTACGGTGTACGCGCACAGGGCCTTGGGGTAGGTGGGAGGGGGTGAGCCAGAAATAGGCCGTATTGCCCCCTCATTCGCCTTGTAGCGCACGAATCGGGGCCGAGTAGTACTAGGAGATGGTTCGAGCCGCCTTCTGGCCTCAGAACGGCACTCAGGTACCCGCAATCGCATATGCGCACGATAACCGGCATTATCGGGCGTCCAGCGCGTTTACCTGCACGTTTACCCCAGCAACCAGCAAACGCGCAGGTCACGGCACCTTTGTTGCCGATCCGTGACATGGGAGCAACATTTGAGCAACCCGGGGGTGCGCGTTCCTTCCGCTTCCCCTTCTCCGCGCGTGTCAAATTTTCACAGAAACCGAAGAACTGACTTACTCCGCATTGGGAATCTCAAACTGACTTGTTCGCCATGGGCTAATTACCCCTCACAAACTCCCCACCCTACACACAGCACCTTCTCACACAAGCACCCACTCACAGACTCACCGCCGACCAGGAGTGCGAACTACTCAAGAACTATTATATAAGTATGTACCAAGCATCGGGGTAGACACGAACGTATGTTCGATCTGTAGTAAATGTATTAAATATGTAGTAATTATGTATTAAAAAAATATATATAAACTTGCAGGTCAGGGCATATTTTCGAGGGGTTCCAGACGATTTACAACATTAATACAGAGATTTTGAAAAATCCAAGATGTTCTTGGAGTCTTGGTCATCTTCAGTTCGGTCTCGCCCTGGCTGGCGCTAGGATGCGATTCGAGTTCCTTCGGGACACTTTATGGTATGTCTTGTGTGTATATACCCTGTGTATTAATTATTTTGTATTAAATACCCATTTCCGCAGGTCAGAGTAGGTTTTTTTACTACAGAATTAAGACAGGACCGCAGGTCACGGCCTGTTTCAATTCCCTGTATTAATTCGCCGAGAGCCGCCGGGACCCCGAAATGTTTGCTGGCATTTAGCTCGCAAATAAAAAAAGCTCTTGACATCTTGTTAGCATAGGTAACGGAGTGTTCGCACCTTACCGGGATGAAGACGAGAAAACCCCAGCACTAGAATTAACTAGTACTGGGGTTTAATCTTAGTTTTGTATTAAGTTAGAAGTTCGGTCTCGGAGTAGGTCAGTGGTTTAAAACTCGGTAGCCAACCTGAGCATTGCCTCGAATTCTTCTGGAGTTTCCTTTATTTCTATGCAATCCTTATAGTTAAGGAGCTTGACATAGGTACCATCTTCATCTCCGAAGTATTCAACGATGTACCTTGTGTTGATATTTCTCTGTCTCATCTCAAGACCGGGATGCTGAAAACTAACCTGCTGAACTTTTACAAACTTCACTGTGTTACCTCCATTTTGTTATCCATCAGCCGAGCCTTGAGATAGCTGTGCATCTTTACGATAAGTGTCTCTGCGAGCTTGGTGAGAGCCAGAGCAAGCGAAAACTTGGGATCGGAGCTGTGATACTCGATGGTATACTCATCTTCGTGCAGATGGAAGATGATACCGTGCCTGAAGGTATTGTCTTGTGAAGCGCGCCATTTGTTCCCGATAGTCAACTCCTGGGTGGCGATCATGAGTTGCAGCTTCTCGATCAGCTGATCTTTGAAATAAGCTGACTGCGTATTGAGCAAGTTAGTGTTCCTCTACATGTTCAAGGATAGCGGTGACATTTACCCGGTCTGGTATAACTTCCAAGTGCGCTGTGTTCGGCATTCCGGCACCGATGCAGATAGTTGCCTGCGTGACGCCGATGACTTCGAGGCGCTCCCCGGTTTGCGTGTCCGTGGCATAGACATGAGCTTGATCCGGTGTAGCGCCTCGAGATTCGATAGAGAGAAGAACTGAGCGCTTACTGGAACCTTCTTCAGACATTAGGCTTTGATCTCCTTTGGAGAGCAAGCCGTTCGGCATGCTCTGCGTGATGTTTGACCAGACGGTCTTCTAAATACTCGTCAAACTCCCTTGGGGCAGTTGTGACGGTTCCTTCGGTTCTGCGTTCCCTCCTCATTACGTAGGCGCAAAGTGGACCCCTGCACCCGCCACGGTTGTAGCAGGACCGGGTTCCGTGGGTTCGATTGATCAGATCAGGGTTACGGAGTTCTTCGTCAACCTCAGCACCGAGTACCATGATCTTCAGCTTCATGATGCTCATGACACCAGCTCCGTTGGTATGTATCCGTCACAATTAAGAGGGCGACCGCGACGCTTTTCCTGCTTATCCGGTGGAAACTTGATTAACAGGTTCGCCCTACAAAGGTCATCAAGTGCATTGTTTATCTCGCGGATGCTGTATCTATTGGGCTTGCGGTTCATGATGAACTTGACGGTTATATACTTAACGCCCTTGGCACCCATTTGAGCTTTGCGAGCGAGATCAAGTATGTCGATTGCAACCTGACTTGTTGCAGACATGGATGCTTTTTCATCGACAACCTTGTAAGATTCGATGATGTATTCCCACATCATCTTCGCTCGGTTAACCGAATCCTCGCTGATTTGATCTTCTTGGGCATTGATCGAGAAAAGCATTACAAGTTTGCGGATAAGCGCATTTACTCGGGAAAGTGCACCCGATCCGTTTGCGACAGTGGGGTCTACGATATTGTCGTGAAAGGGTTCCCACACCGCGAGCCCTGTTTCACTGAACTTGAGATCAATGGGAACGTACTCAAGTTTTGAATTATCGTATGCCATTTTGTCAAGGTCGTGATGAATCTTCGCAAGAGACGCGATAGGATACTTAAGGTCATAGCTGTGACCGCCATACGCCTTTTGCGGCTTTCGCGTTCCTGTAACAAAGAAGAAACGATTCAGAAAGCCGGAGGTAACGTCACCCTTGGTGAGTCCATCCTGCGTGTTCTCGGGCTGAAGAGAGGTGGAAACGCAAGCGAAAGAGTTTACAGCCTTCCGCTTGCTAGACGCCGCACGCGTTCCGATTTCCCCTTTTCCGTCATAGAACTCGTTCAGCTTCTGCTTGATGATATTCCCTTGACCCTTTTGGGCGTTGGTAAGGATTGTCGCCATCTCATCCCAGATGACAAGTCCCTTGATATTACCAACTTGAATAGGCTGCCTGCCATTTATTGCAACTTCACCGGCGAAATCGCTTACCAACCCCTCCCCGGATTGGATGCCGTCAATAATGAATGTACCCTTAGATGATGGATTCAACTCATCAAACGGCATTACGCTTTTCAATATCTCCAGAAGAGGGGTCATGGACTTTGTTTTACCCAGACCGGTTTTGCCGTAGTGACAAATGAACAGATTGCACTTGATACCATCGAAGCGGACATTATTACCCGCAGCGAGAGCCAGAGCCATGAGACCATTCCAGAAGTGGAATTCTTCTGGATTCCGATCTTTAGTTACTTCGTTCATATAGTAATCCAAGAATGTTCCCTCCTTCACTAGTGGTCTCCAATCGAGAGATGGAAGTTCGAGATCGCTCAAGTTGAGATCGTCATCATCCTCAAACTCTTCGCCGGTCTCTATGTCAATTACATTACCTGGCGGCAGTTCGCCCTTTTCTTGCTGCTCGAGCTGGGCTCGTTGTTCTATGATTCGTTGCTCGGCAGCTTTAACTTTTTTTGCAGCCTCCTCTGCTTCTTTAGCCTGTCGGGCTGGGGAGATGGCAACTTCCATCCCGTTGCGCTTTTCGATCTTCCAGCCGTAGTCCTCACCGATTTTTCGCATGAGAACATTGAAGTTGCGACCGTTGCGATTCGGAGGGGGCCACATTCCAAGATTGATGGCGGCAAGATCTTTTACATCGCCACCCCTGACGGAGCAGTGCTCCGTATGGCAGGACCAGAATCCTGTATCAAGGTTGATAGAAGCAGAAGGATGCCTGTCTGCGTGATCAGGATTAGGGCAGGAGATGCGAAGATGTGGAGGTGTTAATGCACCTGGTCCGCTTTCAACGATCTCCTTGCCGATCCAGCGCTCGTAAGCCTCCCGAGGGTCAATACTGTCAACAAACTCCTCCAACTCCTGGTCGGCGCTCAGAACTTCTTTGGGCTTTGAGCTTTCATCGTCCGTGAAGCTGTCAGTGGGTATAGCTGCCTTAAGCTCATCCGGAATGCCCTCATCGGCGGTATCAGATTTCGTGCGAAACTCGACAACGTTGTCGGTACCGCTGAGACGGGCCTTTTTAGCTTCCTGGTACTTATGAAGCTTGGCCTTCATCTCCTCTTCGGGTGGCAACAAAGCAAGTACATCCTTCTACTATGTCACAAGAAGTGACGGCCTATTGCGATGGTTCTTCCTCTTTGCCCATCGCGTAAATGTGATCCGACAACAGGTTCGAGATTGCGGTAATCAAGTCTCGGGTCGCGTCACCTTCGGGAAGGTTCTGCTTTGCCTGTTGCAGGATGCCATTCACCTTATCTTCAACTGCATGCGCCCAGTAAGCTGGGTTTTTAGCATTCTTACTGCGCGAACTACTTGCCAAAACGATTTCCTCGATAACTTGCAATTTGTCGATGGCAACTTCAGCCTGAGTAATTTCCAGGATTGTCTTGCCTTGACGATCTGTTTTGACGAAATTCATATCGTCAAGTGGCGCAATGACATCGCCGAGACCCGACTGGTAGACAACGAAGGCCGGAGAGCTGATTTCGCCTACGATGACGTTATGGTTAAGGTTCTCGATACTGCCGTGCACTTTTTCTTCCGGTGTGTGCCACTCGGCAAATGGGTCAGGTTCAGGTATAATATTCAGATAGCCGCCACCAAGAAAGACCTGCCGGTCAGGGTTCTCGGGAATCTTGATCTGCATATTGGAGATATGTTCGGTGATGGCTTTGGTCAGCTCATCGTCAATATCATCTTTCCGCACGGGAACCCTGATTTCTCCTGATCTGATCTTTGCATTGATCTGAGTGACTGGATCGTGAGGTGCTGGTTCCAGAAGCTTCTTCGGCACAATGAGGTGCTGCTTTACGGCTTCTTCTTGGAACTTGGGAGCTATAGCCTGCTCCTGCTTGACGCGCTCCTTGAACCTCTTCTCAAACTCGTTAACCTTTTGATCAGGCTCGATCTTGATTGGTTCACCGCGACCATCAGCTTGGTTTGCCGTCATCAGCGCACCCCGGCCGGTTTTGCCGGGGAACATGTTGAAGTACCAGTCTTCAATCTGCTGAGCACACATGTGCAAGTTTTCGAGAATGTACTTGGTACCGTTACTGTTCTTCTGGCTGAACGGATCAACGTTCAGAAAGTTGATACGGTAATCCTTAGCGGTAAATAGCTTATCGTAGCCGAGACGATTCTGAGCCTTGCCGACAGCAACATCAAAATCAGCCAGGTCAATCAGAACGCTACCTTCTTGCCGGTCCCTGTCGGTAATAGTCAGACCATAAACCAGCTGAGCGGTAGCGAGTGAGACTGTGCGATAAGAAGAGGTGGTATTGGCCAGGTACTTGCGAATGGCGGCTTCCTGATCTTTCCTATCAGCCTCCATGAGCTTGTCCTGCATGTCCGCCAGAGATACCGCAACATGAGTGAGAGACTTCTTGGCATCAGCAAAGAACTGCTTGCCGTTGTCGTCTTTGAGATGATTCCAGTGCGAGTGAAACTGAACCTCGAAAGGTCCGTGCTCGTAGGAAATCTTCACCTGCGCTGCGACCGGGTTGACCATCTCGATGATTTGCAAATCCAGCATTTAAGTCGTCTCCTCCTGAAGCTGTGCCGCCGCCTGCTCGGCTTCGCGAAGCGTCTGGTAGATAGCGTTCTGTGCCGCCTGCTCGCGGAGCATTTCGATGGCTTCAGCTTGGGTAGCGGGTTGATCGGGCATGGTTAACTTCCTCCATTAAGTAGAGAAACTGGATCGGGATGCGGTACGATCTCTGCACCGCTGACACGCAAGATACTGGTGTCTATGAAGAAGCAGGGGTCTTTGGGGTTTTTCAGATTCTTCCCCATAGGCAGGCGTACCAAGTTCCCATAGCCGCCATGCGACACGGCATCCTGCTTGGGAAACACTTCGATGCTCACATTGTTGAAGTAGCTGGTGGGATCTTGATCAGTGAACTTGTAGAAGTTCTTCCCTCGAACCGGAATGATGTCATTCTCACCGGGCCACAAGTTAGCCGCTGCCTCAAGAGCAAGTAGAGCCCCCGTCCTTGCCTGGCTGGCGCTACAAGTGCCGGTGAAACCGTAGACGTGCAGACCCTTGCTACCTGTGTAGGCTATCGCGGTCTGGATGCCCAGCTCTTTCTGAATCGCACGGTTCAACAAGTCTGCTATTTCACGCAGCTGGATTTTGTACCACTTTCGACCAGGGTGCCTGCGGTCCAGCCAATCTTCGCGAGGGGAAGACTGGTGGATAACCGTATCTGCTTTGAATCTCTCACTGTTGAGAGTGTGATCTTCCGTGTGATATTTGTCGAGTGTCAGGTCTGGCCACTCGCACCAGGTTCCAGTTTTCTCAAGGTCGATATCCAAGACGAACAGTTTGACGTTGCCATTCTGATCGACCATATAGTTACCGAAGGTTTTCGTACCTTCGAGATGATCACGCAGATCGCGCATTTTCCAGGGGATATTCGGACCGTCGAATTTGCCGGTCGCCTTATTGAACTCGCGAACAGGATGCCAGGCACCATCAGCCGATTGCTGAGCCTTTGCATCCGGTCTTTGAAGGAATTTTCGCGAGATCAATTTCGCAAGGTCCGTCTCCAAGTCTTTCTCCTATCTTTTGCAGTTGTACAGCCTCCCCGCGCTGGTCAGGGGGTTTCCGGTGCATCGACAACTATAGATGAATCGGAGTGGAGACGTCAACCCTAACACTCCCGAATTATCGGGCGTGATTTCTCGTGCTTGAAGAACTTACCCGCTAGGCCCTAACATTCAGGTATGACCCACCAAGAAGATTTCGAGTTGTTCTGGCGAAACCCGTTCAACTACTGGAAACAGCTACAGGAGGTCGGAGAATGTAACGTGACTTGGGACCGCGGAATGGTCGCCAAGGTCAACGCTGATCCGTTCCTCTTCTCCGAATACAAATTCGGCAAGATTAATCCCAATTGGACCTCGTATGTTATCGGTATACGCGATACGCAGGAATTCAATGCAACTTGTGACCGAGACCGGCCAGCCGGAAGCTATTTGACTTTCGACTGGGATAAGATGAGTCTTCACGATCTAGAAGCATATCTCAAAAATCCCTGGGGCAAGGACCCATCCCGGTACAATGACAGCTCTATTGAGCTTAAAGAGAGACCCGTGAAGGGTCAGGATACAAAAGTCTTCATTACCAACCTTCCTCCTATGCAGTCAACTGCGGGCTATCACGCCATGGAGAAGCTGGAAGCAATTAATAAGAACTGGGACCCGTACGCCAAGTTCTTTATACACCGGTCGTATTCGTTCAACTTCTTGTTCGGGCGCGGATGGTGGGGTGCAGACTTCGATCCCAGAACGGACGCTGCCGGTGGCAGGGTGTTTCTGATTCACGGCAAAAAGGTAGATCCCAGGAACTTCCCCAAAGAGATCCTTGAGCCTCATTTCAAATTGTTCGGATTCACATACGACGATATGAGTGTGGCGGCGAACCGATGCAAGTACAATATCCTCAGTGTCAAATATGCCAGCCACAACTTCGCTGGCACCGGTCGGCCGCATAAGCGTAAAAGCGGTTCTAGTAGCCCTATGCTCGATGTGCTTGCACCGAGTAGCCAGATCAAGTTCCCATCCCCAAAAGACTTGCCCCTGGTAAAAAGGGGCTAGAGGGCGACAAGATAATTTGTTCCGAGTGCAGTCTATGGAATGACTGCGGATATTTCCGAGAAGGGCAGGTGTGTACGGTGCCAGGATCAGATGGCAAGAAATTGTCAGACCTGCTCAGGACTAAGGACCCCGCTAAGATTAAAGAGGCAATGGCAAGCATTGTCGCGGAGCAGGCTGACATAGTTGAAGACAAACTCGCCAACTACAAAAGTACTGGCGAGGAAGACGGAAACTTGATGAAGGACATGAACTCGTTGTTCGCGAACAGCGAGAAACTTCACAAGCTGATCGAACCCAGGACGAACGCGCCTCTTATTCAGATCGGCATGACCGGTCAGACCGTGCAGGCGGTCGTCGGTGGGGACGCCCGGCAGATCGCATCAGTGGTCTATCGCGAGCTGCAAGAACAGAATCCCGGTCGCCCCATCACCGATGACATGGTGCGCGAGCGTATTAAGCAATACCAGGTACACGCTATAGAGGGGAAAGTTGTTGATGGGTGACTTGATCATGTTAATAGTTGCACTTGTAATCAGCTTACTAATGGCAGCCATGGTAATGAGAGAATTATGATAAAGCGCTTCCGCAAATGGGTTGCCAAGCACAACCACAAGGTGCAGGGCTACATCTGGATTGGACTTGGCATCCCGACAATCCTTTTCTGGAAGGATTCGGTGCTGTGGGTAGCCTTGATGTCTATCTACGCCAATGCGGAAGCTAGCTTCTCTGCCGAGAACGCCGAGAACGGTGGCGGTCTCACTGACAAAGATAAAGAGTGGATCATGAGTGTAATCAGGGAATCAAAAGATGAGTGATCCTATTGATAGGATTCTTGCCGAGAAGCGCTGGCTTGATGAGCATCCGCTCTTCGAGCAGCGTCCGGCGACAATCCGCGAGTTCATGACACAGGACTACCTCAATATCGAGAAGAAGGTACGTCCTGGCATCATGGAAGTGCTGATAGACATCTTCGGCACGCAGATTGATCCGGAATGGCTGAGCTTGAAACGTCGCGCTGTCATGACCGGCGGTATCGGTATTGGCAAGACTACATTCGCCAGTATCGTGTTGCCTTACATGGTGCACTGGTGCTACTGCCTGCGTGACCCGCAAGACTACTTTGGATTGATGGCAGACTCCAAGATTGCCTTCATGATGATGAGTACGTCCGAGAAGCAGGCCAAGGAAGTTCTCTTCGGAGACGTCAAGGCACGCATTGACACCTCGCCATGGTTCAGGCAGTACTGCAAGCGCGATCCAAGGTTCGAGAATCAGGTACGATTTGAGAAGAACCTGTGGATTCTGCCGGGTGGCTCTGTGGAGACTCGCTTTGAAGGCTACAACATTCTTGGCGGTGTCATCGACGAAGGCGATTCCCACAAACAGACCGACCGCAAGGACTACGCCGAAGAGGGTTATGATACGATCAACTCGCGTATTGAATCTCGCTTCATGGACGACAAGTCCGGCAAACACCGTGGCATCTTGATCGTGATCGGGCAGACGAAATCTGCTACTGGGTTCATGCGTAAGATCTACAATGAGTGCATGACCGATCCGGATGCTGTCGCTAAGCGCATGAGCATCTGGGAAAGTAAGGGTTGGCATCTCTATACGGATAATCCGGATGACGCAAAGAATATGCGCGAAACCGGCAATCGTAAGAGCTTCATCTACGATACAGTCCGAAAGGAGATAATTCCAAAGACAGAGGCGTTGGCTCGTGGTATTGACTTTACTTCAAAAAGTAATGATCAATTTATTGAAGTTCCAACGGCATACATCAACGGATTCATCCGTAACCCTGTCAAAGCGCTCCGTGACCTTGCAGGAATTCCCCCTGAGAGTGCGGACCCATTCATCAGTCTTACTCACCGTATCGCCGAATGTCAAGACACATGGGCGGAACGCATGGGTCCTAAGTCTCCGGTCAACGAATCGGCTCATGAGCCAAGGCTCGAGCAATGGTTCCGCGCCCGCGATAGACTTAAGCGTGTCCTACATGTTGACATGGCGTACTCAGCAGAGGGTGATGCACTCGGAATGGCAATGGGGCATGTGCCTGAAGTTACCGACATTGATGGTGAAGAAAAACCACTGATCGTCTTTGACTTCCTGATGCGCTGGCATGCTGCCCCTGGCACGGAGATCATCTTGTCTGATGTACGGCGTATAATCTACCGATTGAAGTTTGATCTGGGATTCAACCTCACAAGGGTTACCCTAGACGGCTTCGAAGGTGTGGATTTCCGGCAGCAGATGGCACGGAATAAGATTCCACACGAAACCCTGTCGGTGGATAAGAAAAAGATGCCGTATGAAGATCTCCGCGATGCGATCTACGACGGCAGGTGCTTGTTCCCGAAGTATATGACGAAACTAAACAAGGGCGACACGGATACCGTGAATATCGCCTTCAAGGAGTTGTCGCAGCTTCAGGACGTGGGACAGAAGATTGACCACCCGCCGAATGGAAGTAAGGACGTTGCGGATGCCATGGCTGGCGTTGTCCATTACCTTATGAATGACAGCCAGTACCGGCGGGGCGCTCGCAGGATCACCGGTAAGCAGCGTACCAATTTGAAGACCAATGATGATCTTGTCAATGATCTGTCAGTGATTAATCCAGCACCTAGTCTGGAGGACTTCTTGTCAAGCTACGATAAGAGTTCACCGGCGGAACTGGATATACCGAAGAATGCGCTGTTCGACTTGAACAGTAATGGCCCAGACGAGCAGACAATTCTAAGTGTGGACTGGTCTGCCGGTATTGATAGCGGGCTTCCCGGTATGCCGTGGTGAGTTGGCGCGAAGCACCCCGGTCACGGTACTCTCCTGCTGCCTCGTTTCGCGCAAGTGCGATCCTTGGTTGACAAACAGGAGATACCGTGACCAGTGCATTGCTGGGGCCAGACGGTAAGCCCGCATCTACGTATGCCGAGCGCAAGACCGGTCGTCCCAAGAACCCCAAGCCGCTTGTCGGTGAAATCTCTACCGGATGGGTAGACGCAGAGACAAGCTACCTGAAGTTGCCCGGTGGGGCGCAGCTCTACTTTGATACCTCGCAGCTCACTCTCGGCGATATGCGCCGGATGTCTGAGCACCCGCAAATCGCCAGCTCTCTGTATGCACTTACCTTCATGCTGCATCAGATGGAGTGGGAGCTTCAGGGTTCTACCGATAAGGTGCGCAAGCACTGTGACGAGAACCTGCGTCAGATATGGACCCAGCTTATCCGGTCCATGGGTAGCTCGTTTACCTTTGGCTTCTCGCCGAACGCCACCCAGTGGGAGAACCAAACCGGAAGCTCTCGTGTATGGTTGAATAAGATCAAGGATCTTGTTCCCGAGGAGTGCACGGTCAACTGGAAATACGTTGACGGCACCCCGCTCCCGATGGAAGGTGCGAGTGGTGTCACTCGCCCGAAGGTGCCCGTGTTCGACGGAATCCGGCAGTACGGCAAGTACACGATTCCCGTAAGTAACTCGTTCTGGTATCCGCTTCTGATGAAGAACGGCGACTACCGGGGCACCAGGATTCTGCGGGCCGCGTTTCAGCCGTGGTACTTCTCGAACCTAATCAAGATGTTCGCGAATCAGTATTACGAGCGGTTCGGTTCGCCCTTGCCTATCGGTCGTGCGCCGTATGATGAAGATATTAATATCGGTTCACTTGAGAATCCCAACATGCAGCCAGGCAACAAGGTCATGGCGCAGATTCTTAAGGCGTTCCGAAACCGCAACGCGGTAATTCTGCCAAATCAGCGTAGTCAAGACGGACTGAATGGCACGAAAACCTTTGACTATGAGCTGAGCTACCTTGAATCGCAGCTGCGTGGCGTCGAGTTCGAGCGGTACCTGACCCGTCTCGACGAAGAGATGAGCCTTGCACTGTTTACGCCGCTGCTGCTGCTGCGCACGGCGGAGGGTGGCGGCTTCAATCAGGGTATCGGCCACACGCAGGTTTTCTTGTGGATGCTCAACGCCATCTCCGGCGACATGGCAGAGTACATCAATAAGTACATCCTTGCGCACATGACCCATTACAACTTCGGAGCGAATACCGAGGCTCCTCGGATCAAGTTCCGGAAGATGGGTACTGCTCAGCAGGAAACCTTGCGAGCCATCGTGCAGAGTTTGCTGAACAGCGGAAAGATCAAGGTCGACGTCAAGGAACTCGGCGCACATATCGGTCTCGAGATCGAAGAGGTCGAGGTTCTCACCGAGCCGCGCGAAGATGTGCAGATAGACCCGGAAACCGGCGAGCCTGTGGTCAAGAAAGATGATCCACGTTCCGGCCGCCCCGAACGGCTTAAGAATGACGACCGTCCGAATGTAAGCAATCCGAAAGCCGTGACCAAGCAGATTACTGCAAGGGTCTCCCAGCAGGTCATGAAAGCGTTCGCCAACAAGACTTATAACAAGGAGTGGATGCCCACTTTGGGTTACCGGCGGCAGTTGCTCGAGGCATTCGAAGCGGACGGCGTATGGGACGCTGAGCGTAGCGTAGAGCGGTTCGAGCGCAACGTGAACGGCGTCGTGGCGGATATCATCGCGACCAAGGAATACTTCGGCGATGCGCGCGGGCTGATCAACGATATTGAGAATGTCATTGATACTGTTCTGGAAGATGTGATGTAAATGGCGCAGTTTCAAAAGGTCTACCTTCGCATCACAGGCAGGGTAGGCGATACTTCTTCTGATCCCGATAAACTGCCTGATCGGGTCATGGCTACCGGTACAGCATTCCTTAAGCCCAATATCAAAGAAGGCTGGGCTGAGCAGACCACCGCCGACGACGGCATTGACGAGCTGATGGTACCTTCTCCCATCACTTGTGAGATCATAGACGGATGGATGACCTTTAACGGCGATCCATACCTCTGGCTCGTGGTCGGCGAGGAAAACTGGAACTGGAATATCAGCTTTCCCCAGATTCGCATTAACAATGTGCTACGGAAGATCGACTCGTTCAATTTCGATCTTGAGCCCGCGACCGAGGAGCAGCTTGGCGATGAGAATTATCAGGGTGTTAACCTTGCTCTTTTGCAAGAGTTTACCGACCCTGATACTGGCCAGAAAGCTGTACGCGGTCCTCGGGGATATTCCATTGACGGATTGATGCTGGTCGATGACGACAAGCTGCGTCCGTCCCTTGACGATCCCATGAATACGTCTTTGCCGGACATCACCATCCCGGCAATCACGCAGGCCAATACAGCAAGAGATGAAGCGCAGCAGGCGCGAGCTGACGCTCAGCTTGCACAGTTTGCTGCCGAATTAGCACAGACAGGCTCCCAAAGTGCACGCGACGCCTCTGTCATCGCAAAAGATGCCTCTGAAGCTGCCCAGCTTGCAGCTGAGACGGCGGCTAACAACTTTGATCTTGACGTTGGAACTACTACAACTCTTCCCCCCGGAAGCCCTGCAACGGTTAGCATCACTGGTGGCCCGCCCGGATACACGGCAGACTTCGGGATTCCACAGGGTCTTCAGGGACCCCAAGGGGAAACTGGCCCGCCCGCTCCAGATGCCGACGCGACAACAAAAGGTATCATTCAGCTTGCGGGTGATCTTGCCGGTACTGCTGCTGCTCCAACTGTGGCAGATGGTGCTGTAACCACCGCCAAGATTAACGACGGCGCAGTAACCTCCGCCAAGATCGCAGACGGAACGATAGTCGATGCAGATATCAATGCAAGCGCGGCGATTGCAGGATCAAAGATTGCTGATACCTCCATCACCGGAGGTAAGCTCGCAAACGACACCATTACCGCGACGCAGATCGCCGCAGATGCGGTGGGAAGTTCGGAACTTGCGAATGGTGCAGTAGATACGGCAGCCATCGGTGACGGTCAGGTTACCTCAGCAAAGATTGCAGATGGAACCATTGTTGATGGTGATATCAATGCAAGTGCTGCAATTGCGCTGTCTAAACTTGCGACCGGCCGTGTTGCTGGCAGCAAGAACGGCGTCGCCACCAACATTACGATTTGGACCGGGACCGAAGCGCAGTACAACGCGGCCACCAGCAACGGCACCGCCGAAGACCCGAATACTATCTACCTCCGAGGTGCCTGATGCCTAAGATATCCGGCCTCGGTTTAGGGGATATAAAGAAAATATCCGGCCTGGGAATTGGGAACTTTAAGAAAGTTTCCGGTCTTGGGTTGGGTCATATTTGGCAGGATGCTGTTCAGGTTGGAATGTATAAGAATGGCAACTTTGATGCAACCACGACGCAGCAATCTATTCCAAGTTGGATAGCTGAAGATGTAAATTCAACGGTATCCGGAAACGCTCTTGTTATTCCATCTGCTGGAAACTGGATTCTGGAAGCTAACATTGTTGTAAGTGGAACAGGATTTGGCTCTGGAACGTGGTTCCAGGGATGGATATACAAAGGTGCTACAGCGTCGGTAACCGGTTCTCAAATCGAATACGCAAGACCGAGTACCGGTAATAACTACTTTTTAAGTAGCATCACTCCGGTAGCGTGTGCCCAAGATGATCTAATTACTGTGCATTGTGATGCAGAACTTTTAAATGCTTATGATGTAATCGGTGAAACCGGTTGCTACGTTCGCGCAATGCCCGTGTAAGGAGCTTAACCCATGCCGAAGATTTCAGGACTCGGACTGGGGGAAATAAAGAAGATCTCAGGGGTAGGGATCGGAAATATCAAGAAGGTATCTGGCCTCGGAGTCGGATTAATATGGCAAGATGCAGTTGAGCAGGGAATGACAAAGAATGGCTCATTTAGCTTAACTACATCACAGCAAACTGTCTCAGGATGGCTTCCTGAGCCAAATTCAAGCGTTTCCGGAAGCTCTCTTATAATTCCATCCGCAGGTAACTGGATTCTTTCGGCGAATATTAACTGCGCAGCAAGTGGCTTCAGTGGAAGTTGCTGGATACAGCTTTTTATTTACCGATCCGGCTCGGGAACCGCTGCGGTAACTGGACCACAAGAGCCGGTTAACCGTGGCGGTAGTGAATTCATTCCCATATCAAGTAATACCCCGATTGCTTGCGCAGACGGAGAGCAGATAACACTTCAGGCAAGAGCGCAATTCTCCAACGTTGGAAGCATAGCTAACGATCCAAGCTCTTGGCTAAGGGCAATACCCGTATAACAAGAAAGAAGGCCCACAGTGGACATCATCAATACCATCGAAGTTGCCATCAAGGTAATCAAACTTGCCTATGAGATTTACAAGCTGATCTGGGGATGAGAAGGTCAGAGCAGCCGTTCAAGTGTACTTGCTCCAGGCAGCAAGTCCTTGGCGTATTCGGCGTACAGGAGGACGGCCTGCTCTACTTTCATGTCTTGATAAGGAAGCAGTCCGAACTCAAAGGTCAGATTTACACCACACAGGACGTATCAGTCTGGTGTCCGACTTGTCATCGGTGGTGGCATCTCAAATTGAACCAGAAACGTCTTGTTCACACCGAGGAGATACTTACCCCTAAATCGTTGCGTGTAAAACGCAATGAGAGCTGAGCTTGGCGGACACCCGTCCAGCAGTTAAGGTACAGGTCATCATGAGTACAGCCACGTTGACCCGGGAGCAGCAGCGCACCTGCGCTCTGTATTCCGCTGCGGGCTCGACACTTGGAGCCTCTACTGACGAGATCGAATGGGAATACATCGACGGTCAGAATGGTTCCAAGATTCTTGTTCTGAAGCGGGTCCCGGTCTTTCGTTCCGGTGAATTCAAAGATAGCATGGGCTACGAGCATCTGTGGGAAGACTTTCACATGCAGCAGATGGCCATGCACTTTAGTTACTTGAAAGATAGCGGTATTTTCGCGAATGTGCCCATCCGGGCAGACCACCCGTCCTTCCTGGGTGGCGGTGTAATGGATAAGGTCATCGGCTACCATGAAAATCTGGTGGCAGAGAAGATGACCTCTCCCATTGACAGCGAAGATTACACTTACCTGCTTGCTGATATGCATATCATCAAGGAGGAAGCGCAGAAAGCCATTCTGGACGGGCTTTGGCGTACAAGGTCCGCAGAAATCGGGCCTTATGAGTCCAATAATAAAGCAGAGCTGTGGCCCGTCTACATGGGAGTGGCCTACGTAGACATTCCAGCAGTAGAGGGTCTTGAACGGCATCTGAAGCGATATACAAAGAGCGACAATAAGTTCTCTCTGATGATGGAGGAAAGCATGACCGGCACTACGGTCGATCCGTCGAAGTTGGCTCCAGTGCCGCAGCCTTCGGCGGCTCCGAAGTTCGAGTTCTCCCTTCCGGGCCAGAATGCGAATGCGACCACGGCTGACTTCGCTCAGGTTCAGAGCATGCTGAACGAGCAGTACAGCAAGATTCAGACCCTCGAAGCCGAGAAGAAGGCTCAGGAGGCCGAGCTGGGCACCCTGCGCGCTTTCGCTAAGGAAGCTCAGGATGGCGCTCGCAAGGACTTCGTGAAGGGCCTGATCGAGAGCGGCAAGATCCTGGCGACCCTGAAGGATGACACCGAAGCCTTCTGCCTGGCGATGCCGGAAGAGCAGTTCATCCAGTACAAGAAGATCATGGACGGTGCGCCGACTCAGCCGATTCTTGGCCAGTACGGTACTCAGCCTGTTCAGACCGGCGCTCCCGGTGCGGCTCCCGGTGCGGGTGACAACGTTCCCGACCAGAAGGCCGAGCGTATAGCTGACCTTAAGGAGCAGGTTACCCTGCATACCCGTATGGGCACTCCGGCGAAGACCATTCGCGAGTACAATTCGTACAAGGAACTGCTGGAGCTGGACAAGGCCCTGGCCGAGTCCATTGTCAAGTAAGGATAAGGAATAATGCCAGGTCTTGTTAAGAACCTGTACGGCGATCAGCCGCCTATTGGCGTTAACAACTTCCTTCGGTCCACTCAGCCGGGTTCTTTCCTGACTGATTCGCGTACGCTTTCAAGCGCCGCGATGCCGACTGAAGTTGGTACGACTACAGGTCAGAAGTACCTTCAGAAGGGCGAGATCATCGCTAAGATCACCACCGGTCCTAACGCTGGCAAGTTCGGCGTCTTTTCGACGGACACCACCGGTGTTACCGATGGTCGTTCTGATCCGGCCAACATTGTCGGCATCAACAACTCTTACTACCCGTACCAGCTTATGGATCGGGACGTGGAAGTTGCTGTGGTGTACGCGGCAAGTGTTGTCCAGGCGAACGTTACTGTTCGCGACGCGAGCGGGGCGCGTATCCCCGTTCCGAATGCTACCGTCGACGCCCTTGCGGACCGCAAGGACCTCGGCCTGATCTGGAAGTAAGGAGCACCGGTGAATACCTCTACCTTTGGCCCATCGGGCATGGCGGGTGCCACCCAGGGCTACGGTGCCCCTGCGGGTGGGCAGTTCGCTTACCCGTACCCCGTTGATCGGCTGATCCGCAAGGAATCCGCTCTTGGCGCTATTCGCGAGATCGCGCCTCCGGAAGATCACATTGGTCTTCAGCTGTTCCCGTTCTTCGAAGTTCCGCACGACGACTTCTTCTTTGATTACATCAAGGGAGATGCGACCGGTCTGGCCCCGGCTCGGGCGCAGGACGCTGAGTCGGAACTGGCCCAGAAGGACTTCTTCATCTCCGGGCAGGGTCGTGGCTCGATCATCGACTGGGCGATCAAAGATCACTATGATCCCAGCGATGTGAACAACTTCCGCGAGCTGGAGAACGTCGCGAAGCAGATTCAGGAAGGCGGCTCGCCGCTTCCCGGTTCGCTTCAGACCACCCTGAACGAGCTTCCTTTCAAGCTGGCTCGTGATGCGGCGCAGCGGCGTCGGCGGCTCGATAACCGGATCGAGCACATCATCATGACTTCGCTCGTGACGAACACCTACACGTACAACGACGGCAAGGTGTCCTTCGCTACTCCGTGGGGTCGGCCCGCCGATCAGACGGATCAGGCTCCGGCTTCGGGCACTTATGGTGGCACAACCCATGACCCGATCGGCGACTGGGTTGAAGTGGACGAGTTCATGTACGAGCGCCACGGCGTCAACATGAAGCGCGCCATCCTGGGCCGCAAGGTCGCGAACCGGTTCTATGCTTCGCAGTTCTGGGGCGCGCGTACCGGTCTTATCACTCAGCCCGGCTCGACTCCGGTCGATCCCCGGTACTTGATGGAAGGCTGGGGTCCGGTTGGTGCCTTGAACGCAGTTGCTGAGGCGACCGGCATTGCGCCGACCATCTACGATTCGGTGTACCGTACCCGTGCAATCGGTGGCACCACCTTCGTGAATACCCGCTACGTCCCGGATGATGTCATCATCTTCCTTCCGAGCGAAGAGGATATCCGCGACTTCGATTCAAGCCCCCTGGGTCTGGGCAAGGTTTGCACCTCGCCGCATATCGAGGGTAATGGTGGCGCTGGCTTCTACGAGTGGGAAATGTCCACCAAGGACCCCTGGTCCTACAGCGTGGGTACGGGTATCAAGATGTACCCGATCTTCCCGCACATGGAGTTGACTTACACCATGAAGATCGACTTCGACGCTCCGTAAGGAGGATGAATATGCCCGGAAAGAAAAATCCGTCCGGGACCGTTACCAAGATTAAGGGTCCCGGTCACGGCACTGCAAAGTCGAATGGTACTGGCATGACACAGCGCAATGCGCCTCTTGCTGTACCGTCCGGCGGTGGTGGCACCAAGCCGATCCCCAAGCGGGACAAGCCGGTGTAGTAAGGGTGGGAGCAGGTAAAGTTATCTGCTCCCACCCTTATGGCCGTTCAGCCGAAAGATGGTGAAAATGTTTTTCGTACTGAATGACGAAGACATTGCCATACTGGTGAGAAATTCCGATGAAATCAAGAGAAAGTTGGATTTGATCATGGCGACCCAGGCCGAAAATCAGCAGAAGATCGACGCCATCGTCTCGGGCCTTGAGAAGGTTCGTGAAGAGGTTCTCGACCTGAAGCGTCGGTACGACGAAGGTCAGACTCTGGACTTCACCCGCGCCGAGGAGCTTCTGGGCGAAGTTGACCAGGTGAATGAAGACCTGGTTACTCCGGGCGAGACCCCCGTTGAAGGTGGCGAGACCCCTACTCCCGAGGAGCCGACCGCCTAATGTCCGACAAGATGGACGCTCCGGTCACAGAAGATGAAAACTTCATCAACGTTGATCCGGACTTCGCGAACTACTCCAATGAGGTAGATCGACCTCTTCCCATGGGGGAGATCAAAGATCACAACCTTCCCGAGTGGGCTCGCGAGGACAAAGATGAGGATTCTGAATCCGAATCAGATGATTCCGATAAGAAAGAATCCACCCAGCCAGCCAAGGCTCCTACTGTGGCCCCTAGTCCGGCCCCCGCAGTGAAGCCCGTTTCTAAGTAAGGATCTTCCAATGGCCCATCCAGGATATTGCGGAACTGGTGACTTGTACATCAGTGGTGTCCGCATGCCGCAAGGTATGCATATGACGCCCGAGACCGCTATCTCGATGGCTGCCGAGGAGATCGACACCAAGATCGGGATGCTGTACCAGACTCCCGTCTCGGTGGAAGAGAATGATCCTACGAAGCGTTTTGACACTTTGACGTTGAAGAGGATCAATGCTCTGCTTGCCTCCGGTCGCTTGATCACCTCCATGGCGACCGGAGGCGAGCAGGACAGGGTACACGCTTACGGTGAGTATCTTCTCCGCATGGCACTGGCTCATCTTGATCAGATTCAGAGTGGCGTAATTAAGCTGACCTCAGCTATTCCGATTGAGCAAGCTGATCAGAATCCCCTGAACAAGGGTCCGCTTCTGGTGACCGATAACCAGAAGGGTTCTTTGGTGGATTCATTCTACCAGAACTTCCAGCCGGGTGGCTTCACTCCGGGTCGTGATAAAACTACCGATGACCCTTGGCCATCGGAATCGGCATGCCCGGCGTGGCTCATATGATTCAAGTAGAAGTAGTTGCAGACCCGAATAGTCCTGCACTTAAGTCACTTGGTCAGCTAGAGCTGATACTTAGCGAAGCCTCCATGGCTGGCTTCCTGAAGAACTTTGTAGTCGGATATCTCCAGGGTCGTGCGCAGGAGCGCTTCGACATGGAGGGTGATGACACAGTAGGGAAATGGGTTCCACTTAAGGAATCCACTCTCCGAATCAGGGCCGAGAAGGGTTTTCCTTCCGGTCCCATTAACGTAAGAACTGGTGAACTAAGGGACTTTGTTGTCAACAATCCCGGCTCCATTGGCGTTGATGTTGGTGCAACTCTTACTTGGCCTACTGGTCTCCCTGAAGGCAATACCTTGGTATACAAGTATCGTGTCTCGCAAACGGGAACCATGAGCGGTAGAGTTCCACCACGTCCAACGGTTGGAATGAGCTTTAGAGACATGGCAGCCATCAACGTAATGCTTGGTGGATTTATAGATTCGGCGAAGAAGGCGGGTGCATAATGCTTGAAGCTAACGAGCTTTGTTTCCCGAACAACATCGTCGATGTTATGGCCGCGCGGGTCAAACAAAACTTTGATGTGATAGATCCAAGTGGAGATACGGTAGTCATCAAACGATCGTTGACCGTAAGTGACCCTGATCAATCAATCGGCATTGTGCCAGTTGACTGGGCTCCTAAAGGTCAGCCGGAGATTGGTCGAAAGCCAAATCAGTTCGAAGTCAGTGCACAAGCCTACACGATCATGTTGCAGGCATTGATCAATGACATGGACGAAGATAGGGCCATACGAAGGCATTCCCTATTCTCCACGAAACTGCGACGTATGCTTTACAGGGATACCGTTCTCCTGTCAGCATTAGCCCAATTGGAAGTTACCGACAGTGACGTGAGAGAGAAGACGCTACAGTACGGCATAAGGTCGCAGCAATTCCTGGTAACGCGGAAGGACTCTTCGTTCCAGTATCTAAGCGTTATCGAGTTCTATCTTGAAACGCAAATCAGTAGTACTACCTAACAAGGAGCAGTAATGAGTTCGGTAGAGGAAATCCTCGAGTTGCGGCGACAGCTTGCAGAAGCGACCGCTGCGAACCAGCAGAAGGCTGCCGACGATGTGACGTCTCAGCGTCAGGCTGAGCTTGACAAAGAAGCCGCGCGCCTTCGTCGCGAGATCGAGGAGCAGAAGACCGTCGCCTCCCTCCTGGCTGGCGCGGGTCAGAATCCCGAGAAGACCGCGACATTCGGCACCGAGCGTACCGAAGAGGAAATTCTCTTCGCTCACGAAGTAGCCACAGCTTCCGCTCTGGGCGTTGATCAGGCGGAGATTGATAAGGAAGTTGCCGCTCGTAAGGCTGCTGCAAAAGAGCAGGCTCCGGCAGAAGAGGCTCCGAAAACTGAGGAGGCTCCCAAAGCTGAGGCTCCGCGTCTTACCGCCGCCCAGCCTGCCGCGAACACCGGCGCTAAGGAAGAGGAGAAGTAAGAAATGGGTTACTCGTCCCAGCCGGGCGTAACCGCATTCCGCACTCAGACCGCCCGTGGCGTTACTGCTACTGACTTGGAAACTGAGGGCGTTGCCGTTCGCCTTACTGAAGGCTCGATGGGTGGTAACCGCGAGCTTCTGATTCCGGACCCCGAGATGGGCGGTAACCGGGATATCCCGGACGCGCTTCTTGGCCCGGTGAGCTTTGGTGGAGACTACGGTTTCTACATGCGGTTCGAGAGTGTCGGCACCTTCCTGAAGGGTGCTCTTGGTGAAGTCGCTACCACTGGCGACGGCGCTGCCACTCCGTACACTCACACCTTCACCCCGTCCGATTCTTCGCAGCTTCCGTTCCTGAGCATCTACGAGGAAATCTCCTCGGGTCTTGAGCGGATGATGTACACCGACTGCGTAGTCAACACCTTCCATTTGGAAGCTGAGGCTGCGTCGTACCTTACCGGTACTGTCGGCGTCATCGGTGCGCAGCAGGTCCAGGGTGTCGCAGATGTTGACGTAAGTGGCATCTACGACGATACCGAGTTCACCGTTGGCACGAACATCAAGGTGCTGTACAACAGCATTGATGTGAAAGCCAAGTCGTTCTCCCTCGATATCAATAACAACTTCGAGGATGACGACTTCCGACTGGGTTCATTCTTCCTCGAGGACATGACCCCGAAGCGGCGTGAAGTCACCGCTTCCATGACTCTTCGTCATGAGTCGTCCGCGATGATGCGGCAAGCGCTTCTTGGTACTTCGACCGCGACCACTGCGGGCGGTCTGACCACGAAGCTTCCGCTCGTCATCGAGATCAAGAGCTATCAGAACGTGCCGGGCGTAACTCCGGTCGTTCAGCACAGCTTGACATTCACTCTCCCGAAGGTTATTTTTGAGCCGTTCGCGTTCGAGCCATCGGGTGACGACATCCTCGAATCCGATGTTTCGATGCAGGCCGTTCGGCCCGACAACGCGACTCCGGTTCTCACTGCCGTGTTGGTGAATGGCAAGGAAACCATCGCGTAAGACTCCCGTTTACACGGGAAAGAGAAAACGGGAAGTGCGTTACTGCCGCAGCGGGCGCACTTCCCGTTTTCGCAATTAAGCAAGACCAATCGAAGACCTAGAGAGGGTCAAGTACAGTGTCGCAGCCTTTGGTTCCAAATCAGGATATCTCCACCTTCGATAACGACTCGCAGCTCGAAGCCACTCACGCAAACATGCTTGCGGATGGCGTTTCCATCGAGACTCGTCCCATCGTTGACTACTGGTCTTATGGTGGTACCGAGAACTGGATTCTCCCCGGTCAGGAAGGTGTACCTGCTGAGTACCAGCAGTACATCACCATCAAGAAGATGACCGAGGAAGACAAGATCGAGTTCCAGACCAAGACCAACAAAGACATTCGGGTACAGAAAACTACCCAGGATATCAAGCTGAATGTGAACCCTGCGCTCGAGCGCAAGGTTCTGCTGGAGCTGTGCGTCACCGGTTGGTTCCTCTTCAAGCCGGTTCCCGTTTCCGGTGGCAGGACTGAGCTGAAGCCGATTGGCTATAACGCTCATGAGCGTGCCGTGTTCTTCAAGGGTGCGGACCCGCGACTGGTGCAGGATCTTGAGACCGCGATCCGTCGCCTGAATCCGTGGATGCGGAACGAGGCGACCCCGGAAGAGATCAAGCAGGAGATCGCGAACCTCGAAGAGCAGCTTGCTGAGGCGGTGGCTCGCGAAGAGGCAAAATAGCATTCCGCGAACAAGCAAGGGACTATGTTCGCGGAAGACCGATTGAGAACACCCATCCGATAATCAGACTTTATCACCGTTGCATTCAATGGAAGACTCTTCCATGGCCTGGCGGGATCATGCAGCAAGATCCAATGATCCTCGAGATGTTCGACATCATCCAGTCCGAAAAAGGCAAGGCGGATAAGGAAGAGGCTGACAAACGGAAAAAGGAGTCCGAGAAAAAGCGGGCTTCAGGTGGAATCAAGAGACCTCATAGGCGCAGGTGAAATGACCGCTATGCTTGATGGCATAGCGGTCATTTCTGTATGATGCGCGATTGCAAGACATTGACAGACTAGTAAGTCTAGGAGTGACGGTGGACCCTAACGGTTCTCAGTATAACATTCTTGTGAGGGTCCTCGCTGCCCAGGCGCGACGTGAAATCGCGAAACTGAAGGCGGAGCTTGCTGCTATCAATGCCCAGATGGCCAAGGCTGGCGCAGCGGGTGCGGCCGGTTCGGTCGGCCCGAATGCCGCCACCATGCGCGCAAGTAGCGCGGCCACGACTGCCGCAACCCAGAGCACCCTTGCCTACCAGAACGCGCTACGCGGTGCCGGTGGAGCAACTGCTTCCATGGGGGCATCGACAGATAAACTTGCAGCGGCAATGGGTCGAGCCCGTGTCGCTGAAGCTCAGCTTAACGAAGTCCGCGCACGTGGAGCCAAGGCAACAAGCTCTATGGTGGCGGCGGACGCTCGACTTAGTGCAGCTCGAAACGCAGCACTGGCGGCAGCCAACAGGGTAGCCGTTGCAGAGGCGCGACTTGCAGAGTTGGCAGCTAAGAAGAACGTTTCATCCTCGACTCTGCTGGCAGCTGAGAATCGACTTAACGCAGCACGTAACGCGAGTGTCGTTGCAGTGCAGCGCGTGGCAGTGGCAGAGATGGCACTTGCCGAAGCTAAAGTAAAGGGCACCGCGAGCGCGAGTGCCATTGCCGCAGCCGAAGAGCGTCTTGTCATGGCTCGACGAGGCGTCACTGCTGCAACACTTGGCGCAACCACAGCTCAGCAAGGTCTTACAGTAGCGCAGACCGCCGGTGCCGCTGCTGAAACTCGACTTGCCACTGCTGCCACCTTGAATCGCATGCGGACTCTTGGGTCCACTACGGTGTGGGCTGGCAAGCAGATCAGCATGTTCTTCACCGCACCCCTCCTGCTGGCTGGCGCTGCTGCCTTTAAATGGCAGATGGACAACGAGAAAGCTGCCGCCCAGCTTGTCAAGGTGTATGACGACACCAATGCCGAAGCTAGCGCAGCGATCCGTGGTATCGGTGGCACCTTCCAGGGTTCGCCTATCGACAAGTTCTTCAATGCCCTTTCCGAGAGAATGGGCATTGCGAAGTCTGAGATTACCGAGATGGGCGCGGCGTGGGCCGCTGTCGGCGCGACCGGTAAACAGCTTACCAACCTGACAAAGATCACCGCAGAGGCCATGATTCTCGGTGACCTTAATCAGGAGGACGCGACCAAAGCGCTTATCGCCATCCAGGCTCAGTACAAGCTGAGCACGCAAGACCTGGCGAAGACTCTCTGGCAGCTTAACGCGGTTGAAAATGCGACCGCCGCCAGCATGGGCGACCTTATCACCGCGTTCAGCAATACGGCTTCGGTCGCTCGTGCAGCCGGTATCGACCAGGCCCACCTTGCTGCGATGATCGCCGCCTTGGTGCCCGCCACCGGTTCGGCAGCGAAAGCTGGTAACGGTCTTAAGTCGATCATCTCGCGGTTCTCTGACCCGGATACTGACAAGGCTGCGGAGGCGTTCCGGAAGCTGGCAGAAGAAGCCGGACTCATGGGCGATGCGTTCCTGAATCCAGCCTTCAAGTCGAAGACCATGACGGAGCGTCTCGAAGAGATCGCTGACGTGTACGGTACACTCGGAGGCGCAGCCAAGGTCGAGTTCGCCAAGCGTGTCGGTGGCATCTTCCAGATTGCCCGTGCAGAGCAGTTGCTTACGGATATCTACAACCGTAACACCAGAGAACTTAGCTACTACCGGACCGCGCTCGAAGCGAACAGCAACGAGGCGAAGACCTTTGCTGTTTACCAGCGAGAGCTTAACACGGTCCTGTCGTCCAATCCGCAGCGGTTCAAGCAGGTTGGACAAGTACTCAAGAACTCGATGACCGATGTTATCATTCCCTTGATTCCGCATATCCTGTGGCTCGCCAAGGGTGTGGCTAATCTTGCTCGGGCATTCTCGGAGCTGAATCCCGCTCTTCAGAAGTGGATCGTCATTGCTCTGGTTGTTCTTGCGCTGATTGGCCCGGTTGCGTCACTCATCGGTGGATTCATCCTGCTCGCCACGACCATCGGCAGGACGTTCGGCGTTGTCGGCAGGGTGCTCTCGCGGGTTCTGTTCCACTTCCTGGGTCTTCGTACCGGAATTTACCGGACCAATGCGGAGATGCGTGCAAGTACGCCACTCATCCAGAAGCTCGGTAAGTTGTTCCGGTGGCTCTTCGGGATTCAGGCAGCTACCGATGCCGCCAGCGTAGGAAGCACGGCCGCATCGCAGACAGCGCAGACGGCTACGGTGGCAGCCGGACAGGCGGAACAGGCCGCGCTCACCACGGCATCGCAGAGCGCTCGGACGGCTGCTGCCACCGCTGGCGAGGCCACCCGGACCGCAGAGGCGATTGCCGGGCAAAGTGCTCAGACGGCCGCTCTTGTGGCGGGACAGTCGAGCCAGGTGGCTGCACTTACTGCCGGTCAGGCTACGCAGACTGGAGCACTTGCTGCCGGTCAAGGTTCTCAGCTCCTCGCATTGGAAGCTGGACAGGCTGCTCAAACTGGCGTCTTCATGGCGTCACAGACCGGACAAGTCACTATACTTACTGCTACCCAGGCTGCGAAACTCGCAGCAGTTACCACGGGTCAAGCGGCGATCACGCGCGCCTATATGGTGAGCAGTGCCGGGATTGTTACGATCCTCAACACCTCCGGCGCACTTATGGTCGCATCGGTCGCTCGTACGGAAGCTCTTATGCTTGCTGCGGTGATCGCGGGTCAGCGAAATATTGGTCGAGTCTTTATCGCTACCCAGACCGGATTCGTTGCGATCATCCAGGCAAGTGGACCGCGCATGGCGGCGGCTCAGGCTCTTAATAGTGGACAGCAACTCGCTATCGTTCAACGTAGCCAAGCTGCTCAGCTTGCAGCGGTTCGTGCTGGACAAGCTGCACAGATTGCCACGGTTCGGGCAAGTGCACCTGCGCTGGCTGCCGCTGGTGCTGCTGGCGGTGCTGCTGCTGCCGGTGGTGCCGCTGCCGGAGCAAGGGGGGCTTCGCGCGCGGGCAAGGCTGGCGTCATTGCTTCGATCCTGAGCATGTTTGCCTTCATTCCGGGTCTTGGTAAATACCTTGCCAAGGCCGGAACCTGGCTGAAGACTGCACTGCCGAAAATGCTGCCGAGTGCACTTAAGGGTAGCGGCATGGCGGCTCGAGTGGTTGGACTCTTTACTGGTCCGATCGGTTGGGCGATCACCGCTGCGATCACCTTGGTTGCAATGTTCCCGAAGCAGATCGGGAACGCAATCAAGGCTGCCTGGGATAAGCTGTGGAGCATCGTTGCGCCAATCATGGGCGATGAGAAGGTTCCCGTTCTGGCGCGGCCTTTCGTTGCTGCGGTTGAAGTTATCAAGCGTGCACTGTTGGCGCTACCGAAGATTGTTGTTGCAGTCTTCCGTTCGGTCGTTAGCATAATCCAGAAGGCCGGGCAGGCCGTATACAAGGCATTCTCGTACATCAACCCGTTCGCGCGGCACTCGCCTTCTCTGGTTGAGAACGTTACGAACGGTCTCGGTATCGTTACCGATCAGTTTGCAGATGCAGATAAGAGCATCCAAACTTCGATGCGGAATGCCTACGGTGCGATCAGCAACTTCAGCAATGCCGCTGCTGGGCTCAACCTTGATGTTGAAGGACGCGCCCGCCAGGAACGACGCGATCAGATTGCTACCATCGACCCCGGCGCTCTTGCATCTTACGATGCGCTCACCGCTGCGGAAGATGATCTGAATCGCCAGATGGAGCGGACCAACGCTGCTATTCGTGAACAGCAAGCTGCTGTAGATCGGGCAGAAGGTGCGGTAGAGGGTTTTGATACCGTCATCGACCAGATGAACAAGACTCTTAAACAGTACCAGAAGAACATCGACGCGATGAACGACACGCTCGAGACCCTTCAGGATGCTGCTGACTTCGCGGCGGATAGACTGTCTGATGCTGAGGATAGGCTGAGCAAATACGCCAACGCGCCCATCAAGGGCATGAAGGCGATGGAAGATCAAATCTTCGCCAACGAAATGGCGCAGAAGAAACTCCAGCTGGCCCTGCTCGGCATGGACTCCAAGACCGTTGAGGATGCAACAGACAAGTTCGCCAAGCTGCAAGGCGAGATCGAAACTCTGTCTGGTACACGCAACGAACTCCGGATGGGCGGTGCGGGCTCCGATATTCTTGGAGTCTACGACGACCAGATCGCTGCAATGAAGGCGCAACAACAGGCCGTTGACGAGAGTCTTGGTCCCATTCAGCAGATGGAGAAGGAGCTGGAGCGGCTCAAGCTTGAGGCAGAACGCCTTGACCTTGAGAAGTCGCTGGCCTTTGATCCACTGCAAAGGCAGATTGCTGACCTTGCCGACACAACTGAAGAGTTAACCTTCGATCAGATCACCGCCGGTATTCGTTCCTCAAAGAGCGAGATCGCGGTATGGTCTACGATGGTTCAAGGTGCCAACGCTGCTGTCGATGCACAGCAAGCGGCGATTGATGGTGCCACGAAGGCGATGGAAGCTTACCAGGGCTCCATCGAGGGTGTGGAGACTCAGCGAGAAGCTGCCCAGGCTGCTGTCGATGTCGAGAAGCAGAAGCTCGATGCGCTCCAGACGACCTACGATCAGCTCGAAACGACCATGGGCGACCTTACGGCTGCTCGTGATCAGTACAACGATTCTATCGACACCACAATCCAGCGACTAGAGGAAGAGGCTCGTGCAGCGGAACAGGCTGCCGAGGAAGCGAAGAATGACCTGCCGCTCGGCGGTGGAGCTGAAGACTTCGAAACCCCCGGTGGCTCGTTCGGTCTGCCCGAAGAAGATCTTAAGAGCATCGAGGATCAGACCAATGATCTAATCAAGCAGGTTGAAGATGCGTTCGGCAAGTTCGATCTGCTGTCGCCACTGAAGAACGCTTGGAAGGGCGTAAAGGACTTCTTCACCCGCATCTGGGATGATTACATCTGGCCCGGCTTGCAGGGACTGGGGGCCAAGTTCCCAGAGTTCTTCATGAATCTGGACGAGAAGATCATCTCGGGAATCTCGTTCCTTGCAGGCTTCATCGGCGGTGCGATTGCACGGCTCGTCTGGGAAGCTCTCAAGGGCGCATGGAACCTTACGCTGTGGCTCATTGATCTTTTCAAGTCGGCTGTCTCTGGCGTCTGGGATTGGGTTTCCAAGGCGGAGAACTGGAAGAGTCTGGGTAGCGCAATCTGGAACGGTCTTAAGGCTGCGCTGGATGCTGTTACCTCGGGTGAATTCTGGGCCAGACTCGCCACGATGGGCGGCGACATCATCCTTGGTGTCCTCAAGGGTATCGGCGGGGCTATCGTCGGCATCGGCACTTGGCTGTGGGATAACGTCATCTTGCCGTTCATCAACGGCTTTAAAGACGGCTTCGATATGCATTCGCCGTCTCGGAAGATGATGGACCTCGGCAAGGATGTGTTGCAGGGCTTGCTCGACGGCCTGCTGAACATGCTGGGCAACGTTCTCCAGTTCTTCATTGACCTCCCCGGCTGGATGATCGAGAAGCTGGGCAACCTTGGAGACAAACTCGTCGAGTGGGCCAAGGCAGCATGGAACTGGCTGCGTGACAAGATGCCTGAGAACGTCCAGGGCTTCATGGACTGGATGGCGGAACTCCCCGGCAAAATTCTCGACAAGCTTGGCGATGGCGGCAGGGCTCTGTATGACTTTGGCGTAAACCTGATTCAAGGTTTGCTCGATGGAGCTGGAAGCCTGCTCTCGAAGATTGGCGAGTTCTTCCTGGACAAGATTCCCAAGTGGATCAAGGAACCGTTCAAGAAGGCAATGGGCATCGAGTCACCTTCGAAGGTGTTCGCTGGTTACGGCAAGAATGTTGGCGAGGGCCTTATTGTCGGCATGGATTCCATGCTGCCCCAGGTGGAGAGCGCGACTCAGGCCATGGCCGATGTCGTGGCGTCTACTCAGGTCGCTGTGCCCACGCTTGAGGCTCCGCTCATCACGGACCCGGCTCTACTCAAAGTGCCTGCGCCTACCAGTGAGGTACCGGAAGAGGTTCGGCAGGATACCATCCAGGCACAGCTTGCATGGGACACCTTTGGCATGGGAATGCAGTCGAGCACCGCTACGCTTAACACTGCGGTGACGGCTCAGGTTCAGAATCTTGGAACCAACACGCAGGCGCTATTCACTTGGACGGCTAATAACTCCAAGCTGACAATGAACAGCATGGAAGCTGGAATCACTGCGACCGCTACCTTGATGCGGGATAACGTGGTCAACATGGCCACGAGCATGAGCGAGCAAGTTACTACTCAGCTTACTCAGGTCAAGGATCAAGGCGTTGCCGCGATGCAGGGCACCAAGGAAGGTGTCACTAGCGAATTCCAGATGATGGCGGACAACCTGAACGCGATCTTCACTGATCAAGTTCAGCCCATGTTCGACAGCTTCCAGCCGATGCTTGGCGGTGTCGAAGGTTGGTTCACCGACTCGGTGAAGAACATCGGCACGCAGTGGTCTGGCATTCAGGAAGGTGTTGCCGAGCCGAGCCGGTTCGTCGTCAACAAGGTCTATAACGAAGGGGTTCGCGGAGCCTGGAACAAAGTTAATACGTGGCTTGGGCTGCCTCCGCTCGAAGAGTACGTTGCCAAGTTTGAAACCGGTGGCGCGCTCGTTGATCGGAACAGTCTACGCAATGCGTCTGCTGCGAAGAACATTACTCGTGGCGGGAAGCTTTCCGGTTACGGCATGGGCGACAGCACGCTCTTTGCCGGACAAGGTGGCGAGTACGTTCTGCCACGGAAGATGGCGAAGTCCATCGGTTACGATACGCTAGAGTCTGCTCGACAGGCAGCAATGAGCGGTCGTAGTACCGAAGGCATGAGCGCCATCCTTGGTCTCCAGCAAGGTGGTACCGTTCCCGGTGCCGTTCTGGACACTGAGACCATGCTGCTCAAGCATGCCCGTGGACAGAAGTACGTTTACGGTGGGACCGGTCCGGACGGCTTTGACTGCTCCGGTATCGCAAGTGCCGTCTGGAACTCGCTGACCGGTCAGCCTAACTTGTGGAAGCGTGCATTCGATACCGAGGTCAACTTCGGAAGCTATGGATTTGAGCGTGGCCTTAATGGCTGGGCAACCATTGGCGTGCACAATGGCGGCGGTGGGCCAAACTCCCATATGGCGGGCACGCTTAATGGGAAGAACTACGAATCGGGTGGTGCGCACAACAGCACGGCTTATGGTGGACCGGCGGCCGGTTCCGATCATCCGCAGTTCGAGCACGGTTACACGCTCAAGGAGATCGGCGGAATCTTCCAGTCCGGCGGCATGGGCGGCGCGGGTGTACCTTCCATGGTCTCGCGTGTCATGCAAGTGTGGCGCGAGGTTATGGACCCCATCGGCGCTCTTGCCGGTGGAGGTACACCACTTGCCAACATCGGCAAGCCGGGTTACGCCAAGTATGACTCTTCTGTTGGCGATTTCCTGAAGGGTAAAGCTACCGAATGGGACACGGCTAACCGTGGACGTTCCGGCGGATTCGGTGGTCATGGTTCGGGTGTAGAAGTTTGGCGCTCGACTGTACAGCAGGTTCTGACTGATCTTGGCTATCCGCTTCGCTGGGATGAGCTGACACTTGCTCAGATGCAGACGGAATCCGGCGGTAACCAGTTCGCTCTTAACGATTGGGATAGTAACTGGCAGAAGGGTACACCTTCCAAGGGCCTCATGCAGGTCATTGACCCCACCTTTGCTGCGTACCGGTGGCCCGGATATCCGAATGATATCTGGGACCCGAAGGCGAATATCGCTGCCGGTCTTCGTTGGGTAATGACGAAGGGTGGACCGGAAGCTCAGTGGGGTCGTGGTCACGGTTACGACAGTGGCGGGTGGCTTCAGCCCGGCGTTACTACTGCGATAAACAAGACCGGCAAGCCGGAAGCGATCCTGACCAATGAAGATTGGAATGCGATCTACGCGGCGGCGAACAACCCGGTTACTCCGGAAGTTGTTGCCGAGGGTGTAACCATCGCCCTGAAGGATGTCTTCGGGTTCACTCCCGTGGAAACCATGAGCCAGGAGCAGGCCGAGAAGACTGCGGCTGCACTTGACGAAGCTCAGGGTGGATGGCAGCAGAACATCTACGACGAGACACTTTCCCAAACTGGAGCTATCAACGAGACCACCGCAGCGGTTCAGCAGACCGAGAAGGGGATTGATAATGTTGCCAAGGTAACCGAAAAGGTTTCCGAGGGTGTCAGCAAGCTCAGCGAGATCATGCTCAGCGTAAGCTCTGCGATGACTGCTGCTGCGAATGGTCAGCAAGTCACCTTCGGTATGATCGCCCCGATCATCACCGGTGTGGCCGATCTTGTCGAGATGCTGCCCGACGTGGAAGCTACGTACGTTCCGTGGGCTGGCTTCGATGTCGAGATGACTGAAGAGATGAAGCGTCAGAAGGCTGCGAACGATGCAGCTAATGCCGCCAAGGGTCTCTACACAATCACCAAGGATGTCTTGCCGGGTGTTCTGCGGGGCGTTGCAACTGTTGGCACGGCCATTGAGAACCTTATCGTTCAGGATGGTGCAGCGTGGACCACAGCAATTGGCTTGCTCTCTACCGGTAACCCGATGGGCGCGATTCTTATCATTGCTCTGACACTCAAGGCGATCTTTACGATTCTGCCTCTGATCATCAAGGCAATCGTGGATATCGTTCCCAATCTGATCAAGGCTATCATCAAGTTCTTCACGGACTTTGCCCCGGATGCTACTTACTCGTACGCCAGCATTGATGAAGCTGTTGCCGCAGTTCAGAAGAATGAGGCGGACATTAAGAGTGGCGTTTATCAAAGTCAGTGGGAGGGTGCGGGTATCGACGCTCCGGTGAACCAAAGCACGACAATGAACTTCTATGGTGATATTGTTCTGCCTAACATCACGAGCGGCGACCAGGCAGAGGAGTTCGCCGAGAACCTGAATAACTTGGCAGAGGGATAAGATGGCAAGGATCGCGTATCGGCCGACAACCATGGTCGATTATGGTGACGTTATTAACGCCGGGAGTGGAAACATTCTTGGCGATAATAACGATGGCACCTACAAGCAGTACATGGAAGACTCCGGTTCGATTGGGGTGTGGCCCAACTTCAATGAAAGCCTCATCCCATTCGGTCGATCGGTCATTGCCGTAAGGATTGCGCACCGACAGCGGAACACTGGTGTCCTTGGTCTGTTCAACGGCTGGGTTGCGAGTTACCTTCGCATCAACAACCAGCGCGTTCCTCAGACCTACGCTTACAAGCAAGACGGTTACATTGACGGCGGTCGTCAGATTATGGGTCCGCCTCTCTACAAGTCCCAGACTGGGGCTTGGGCGGTAGCTGATCTAAACAAGATGGGCGGGGATGCCGGTTCCGCTGTCGGGCCTATTGGCCCGGTAACAAGTAACCGGTGGTGCGTGTGCTCGGAGCTGTATATTCTTGTCGTCACCGACGAGGACGTACCGATTCCGGATACTCCTTATCCGGCCAATGGTGAGACTATTGCCACATCGAGTGTCAACTTCAGCGCTGAGATACCGGCCGTTCAGGAAGAGCAGCCGGTACGAGCGGTGTTCCAAGTTGCTCGCGATAACACGTTCACCACGGACGTGCGCACCTTTGTCGGTGGTTTGAACTCCCTTGAGACCGCCACCTCGCGGTCGGGATACGTGTCCATCAAGGGGCAGGCATCCTTTACCGATCTGGGTCCGGGTACCTGGTACCTGCGGATGAAGGGTCGTGATTACCGAGGCGTTGAGAGCGCAACCTGGGGTGCGACGACAAGTTTCAACATTGTCCATCCTGCACTGCAAGTTCCCACTCTCTTGTCTCCGGCTCCCGGAACCATCTCGCCTAATCCTTACGCTGTTCGCGTGGCTCGACTTGAAACCGAGCCCACGGGGGATCGTCGGGTTGGTATCGAGTGGAACTTCTCCAAGGACCCGGCTTACGGTTCGGGAGTTGTGTCCTGGTCTAACCAGGTAGATGGTCGCTTTGTTGCTGGTGATATCCAGTACGATCCGCTTCCTAACCCAAGTACAGCTCCCGGACTGAACGGTCGCACCGTTAGCCTCGAAGACCCTGACCAGCGACTTTCACAAGGTCACTGGTACGCACGGGTGCGCGCGAAGGATGTCTACGGGCAGGTGGGCTCTTGGTCGTCAAACTTTGAGTTTGATGTCACGCACATCCCTGTGGTGGCCGACCCCGACCCGGCTCTTGATACTGCGTTCGATAAGGACACTGAGCTTGTCGAATGGAGGTTCACTGATCCGTGGTCGGGCGACTTGCAGACGGCGTACCGCATGCGAGTGTACGACCTAACGGACAACTTGCTGTTCGACTCAGGCAAGGTTCTGAGTAGTATCAGCAAAGGTGAGATGATACTTCCGTCCGGTCACCTTCAGGAGAACATGAAGTACACCCTCGAGGTGTGGGATCTTGACGATGTAAAGTCAACGATTATCAATGAAAATCTGTTCTTCCTGTCCGTGTCGCCCATCATTACTTTGGCCTTCCCTGCCGAAGGTGAAGCGATCGTAACCGGCCAGCCCGAGATAAGCTGGTCGGTAGAGTACGCACGAGTGGACGTTACCCAGGAAAGCTATCGGGTTGTCTATAAGCAGTCCGACAATGGTAACGTGGCGTACGACAGCGGAACGATTACAAGCACCGACACGACACATCTACCGCCGCGTGCGATCCTGAAGAATCTTACAGGGTATCAGATTGCACTTACTATTGTAGATAGCGACGGCTTGCAGTCTACTCTACTTCGCAACTTCAGCACGAACTTCATCCGTCCGGATGGAACGTTAACCTTCGCGGATGCGTCCATGTATAATGATCTTGGGTACGTCACCCTCACGTGGGCGGCGACAGTGGACCCGTTCTTTGCGGAGTACCGGGTGTATCGTCGCAAGGTAACCGAGCCGGTTTCCGAGTACGAATACATCGGCAAGGTAGAAGACCCGGAGACTATGGAGTTTCACGACTGGTCAGTTGCCGGTTCGGCCCATTTCGAGTACTCGGTAACACAGGCAGCTTATCGCTTCGGTTCGCTGGTCGAATCTGAGTTCGAAGAGTACCCACTTGCGGTGCGCATTGAGTCGGATAACTACTGGCTTGTTCACCCGGACGACGAAAGCCGGAACGTTAAGCTGCATTCAGTGGTAGCTGAAAAGTTCACCACCAAGAAGCAGAGTAATGCTTATGTCGTTATCGACGGAGGTATGCGAGTTAATCAAGGTCCGGTCATTGGTCGAGACGGAAGTCTGACCTGCAAGGTTCGAGCAAGTGCCGGTCGCACCGCGACTGAGCAACTTGCAATGTTGTACAGTATTGATTCATACAAAGGATGGGTCATGCTGCGCGACCCGTTTGGAAACAATACGAAGATCAGCATTGGCGAGATCAGCTTGGATCGGATGGCGGGAGTCGGCAACCAGGAATTCGCCGATCTTGAAATCCCCTACGTCGAGGTGCAGTAATGGCAAATAAGCCCCCACCTTCAATTGAGGAGGCGTTTCTTCAACCGGTAGTAAGTGTTATCCGTCGGGTAGAAATCTACGAGTACGATGGCAAGACTCCGTGGAGAAAAGACCTCTGGAACAGACTTATGGATGGTAGCGTATCGGCCGACCATGAGTCTGACGAGCGGCGCACCTTTGAGTGCACACTTGATAACCATGATGCTCAGCTCGATCCCGAGGCTGGCAACTTGTGGTACGACAAAGTATTCAAGGTTATCTACGGTATTGAACTTAACCAGCAGGCTCGCGAGCCGAAGGTGATCATTGCCGAGGAGTACGATTCCACTGGTCAGGCTCTTGCAATTAAGGGTCTGCTCGCTAAGGCTGGAATTAAGTATGTACACTACAACCCGCTCGTGGCTACTTATGCAGATGTTGAAGAATTCGACATACTGATCAGCGTCAGCTCGGATCATACACGCAAGTTGACACTGCTTAATGAAGCGTTCGCCAAGGGTAAGAGTATCCTTACCCTTGGCGTTGACGCCACCGCGGCCGAGCTGCCTTACATCATTGCCGGTGGTGCACTTGATATAAGTGAAGACAACACTGGCGTGCGTACGTTCAGCAAGAGTAGCGAAGAGCACGATCTATCGGTTGGCTGGAACAACTGGGACGTTGCACCGCCTCACTCGTACCGCAAGATAAGTACGCCCGTTTCCGGCGCTACCGTAGTCGGCTACACCTCCGATCTCACCAACGGATTGAGCCCTGGTATCGTCGCCAGGGCAGCCTTCGGTGGTGCTCGGTGGGTCCACCTCCAGCAGGCAAAGTTCGACGAGCCTATCTTCCCAACGGAGGATGATCGGACGAATTGTGCCAATTTCCTGGGGGCTGCGATAAGGTGGTTGGATACCTTCGTGCCTCAAGCCAAGTGGGAAACTCAGCTTGGAGAGTTTGTCAGCGACAGCATTGGCTTCGGTGACGACTACGGGGACACTATCCGAATCAACGGACGCGATTATAGTAAGCGCTGCATTAAGTCAAAGCTCGCAGCGGCGACGGCATTCCCGAAGACCGCAAAGGTTGAGGACGTAATCAAGACGCTTGCGCTCAATGCTGGCATCAGCAAGTTCAAGTTGATCACCACAAACAAGACTCTTGATATTGATAAGACCTACGAGCGTGACACAACTCGCTGGGAGATCATGAAGGATCTTGCCACGGCGAACAACTACGAACTGTTCTTCGATGCGTTTGGCTTCTTGACGATGACCGAGATGGCCGATCCACTCTTGACGCCGCCCACGCTGGAGTTGAGTATCGGCCCTGGTGGTAACCTTGTGAAGCGTGGAAAGAAGACTTCTGATTCACGCTTGTTCAACCATGTGGTCGTGGTCGGCGAGAGTTCCGATAGCACAGTGCCGCCGGTCTACGCTGAGGCTAAGAACGAGAATCCGAACTCTCCCAGTAATATCGAGAAGCTGGGCGACCGGGTGATCGTACACAGCACTCCACTTGTCACCAAGGTTACTCAGGCTCAAGAACTTGCCGACTCCATGCTGAGCGTGGCGGCTCTCGAAGAGTTCGAGATGACCTTCGACTCGATTCTATTTCCGTGGATTGAACCAGGCGAGATTGTCGAGATGGTAGAAGGTGCAGTGGATAGCTGGGGTCCAAGTCGATTCCTAATTTCCTCGATCAATTTCCCGCTTGACCTTGGTCCCATGTCCGGCGTTGGCAAGCGCATTACTAAGGTGGCATGATGGCTAAGACATTCGGTAACTACTCCCTGGCGAAAGGCGTCAAGGAGACGGTCGAGAAGATTGCCACCGACAAGGTAAACCAGCTTCGGCCGCCATCTAAAACTGCCATTGTTGACCAGATCAATACTGAAGAGAAGTATTGCATGGTCACCTTCGTTGGCGAGAGTCTGTCGGTTAAGGTGCCTTACAACAACGTGGCACCGAGCTACGTTGGACAGTACGTAAGAGTCGGTGGACCGGCGAACGATCGGCGTATCGAAGAAGTTCTTGGTGTCACCGAAACCGAGGACATGCTTGCCCAGTACGAGAGGCGTCTTCAGCATCTCGAACAGATAGCTTACGCCAACGCTAGACCAACAGCGGACTTTGATGCAGGAGTGTCGGTGCCAAAGGTGCCGATGAATACGATCATTGTTGCCAAGAACATCGAGGTGAATTCGCTTGGTGAGTTTGTAATAAGTATTCCCGGTGTCTACGAATACTACGCCCGAGTTCAGACGGCAGCTTATCGTGATGCCTTGTGGGACATGTATGTGGCATGTATGCCAATTAGTACGGGCGTACAGTTCGACGTGGATCACGTAGCAATGAGCTATCTTGTTGGCTCAGCTGAGTATGTTCATGCAGATCACTCGTCGGCAAAGGGGTATTATCATTTCGATGCTGGCGACAAGATATACGTGAACATGGGATGCAGCGGTACGGCGACTTGTCGAGCGTACGGTTCGCGCCTGTCCATGAAGCTCATCGACCCTGATGTACCTGAGTAAATCCTGAGAGAGCTAAGCTTGACGGGTTACGCAGGTCACATATAACCTGTGGTTCAAGTTAGTTTAACCTGACCCGAGGAAGGCAATACTAATGGTTCACTCTTTAGAGCAGCAGCCCCGCGTACCGGAGCCTGCTCTCGTTCGAAGTGCGGTCGTTTCCGTAACCGCTATCATCGCGATAGTCTTCAATATCAATGTCGAGCTTGGCTGGCTGGATAGTGTACTTGCTATCTACGCCGGTATCGCACCGCTTGTCGCGGGCTACCTCATCCGTCGTAAGGTAGTCCCCGAGAAGATCGCCAACTTCCGTGAGCAGCGTGCACTCTTCACGGAACCTCCCAATCGGGTGGCGTGAGGCTAACAGACCACGCGGGAGGAAGGCCAGGAGCTAAGGCTACAAAAGAGGCTGGCTACGACGGAAGCGTTCGCTACCTGGCCAATTCTCCCGAGCGTGGGTTACCAAACAAGATTCTTCTGCCAGATGAAGCTGCGGATTACAAGAGGCACGGGTTGCATCTTGTATCTAACTGGCAGAAAGGCAAGGGTCCTACGGCTGACTTTAAGCGTGGGTACAATGGTGGCGTCGAAGATGCCATGGCAGCGCTGGACTGGCACTTTCACTGTGGCGGTCCAGGGTATACTCCTATCTACTTCAGTATTGATGAAGACGTTAGTCTCAATACTTGGAACACTCTTTGCGCTCCCTACCTTCAAGGATGCGCAAAGGTTCTCGGCAAGCAGTGGGTAGGTGTCTACGGTGGACTTCGTGCCATGTACTGGGCTGAAGAGGATGACCTTGTAGGCAGTAACGGTCAGGGTAAGCTATGGCTATGGCAGACCAAGGCGTGGTCAATGGTAAACGGTGTCCGTACCTGGCACCCGAAGACTGTACTACGTCAAGAGCTGGTGGTACCACCGGACTTTGCATCCGTTGCAGGCATCCCGGTAGATGTGAATATTACGTATGCGGAAGACTTTGGCCAGTGGGGCATAGACAGGAGCCCGGCCAAGGAGGAGGACTGGGAGAGCATCATGCTTGATCAGTGGATGGGACCTTTGGAGTAACCATGGCATACATTGAGATATGGTCCCCGAATAAGTACGCTGGCGCTGGTGGCTACAAGAAGAGTATCATCGTCGTCCACACGAATGAGGCTGGACCTTACGCATATCAGAAGTTCCCAGGTGACGCACGTTCACTTGGGAAATACTTGTCTCAGTCGCACGTACAGGCGAGCTACCATAAGTGTGTAGATCGTAACGGCGATGTCTGCCGGATGCTGGTAGACGTGGATCGGGCATGGGCCGCTGGTAATGTCGGGAACAATGAGGGACTTCACCTCTGTGTCCTCGGCTGGGCGGCGCAGAGTCGCGAAGAGTGGCTGAGCTTTCCTCAGCAGCTTGATCAGGTCGGTCGGGAGATCGCTATCTGGTGCAAGCAAGAAGGTATCCCTGCCGATAAGCTGAATGCAGCGCAACTCAAGGATGGAACTTGGGGTGTGGCTGGTCACGGTGACGTGGCGCAAGCTTGGCGGGAAACCGATCATACTGACCCAGGGCCGAACTTCCCCTACGACTATGTGCTTAACGTTGCAAAGCGGGAACTCGGACAATCAGAAGGAGACATTAGCGTGGCTGATGGTGCATTTCTTGTAGATCAGATGATGGGAGCAGACGGACGCAAGGGCTGGAAGGAACTTGCTCCGCAGCGCAACCCGGAGGGTAAGCGCTTTTCCATCTTCAAGTACCTGCGCGGGGAAGAGCCCAACGTAGAACGGCAGACCGTTGTCGAGGCAATTGCTACCCTGGTCTTCGAGGCAACTCTGCGCATCCTGCCGTATCGGAAGAACAATGTCCCGAAGACGCCGGAGACTGTTCTTGGTCACGCGGCGGCGGCGCACGGCGTAAGTCTTGACAATCGTTCTCTTCTGTTGGCACTCGCCGAAGCACAGATTGATCTGTGCAAGAAGGTGAATGCGGAGCCTTACGCTCCGCTGGTGGCGATTGTGCGTGAGTACCGTGGATATGAGCAGCCTGCCGAGACGGCAAAGTTGTCCCCTCTTGATCCTGCGTGGACTCCGCCTGAACAAGGTTGATGAGATGTTCGGCTGGACCGTCAGCCGTAGTTAGATGAGGGAGGGCGGTCCAGCATGGACAGCTTGGCAGATTTGGCAAATCTACCTTGGCAGGGCCTTGGTCTAGGTGGTTTAGTTACAATCGCTATCATATACATCTTCACAGGTAGACTTGTACCTAAATCCGTGTACGATGAGATGCGGCAATCCAAGGACAAAGAAATTGAGAGATGGATGCAGGTTGCCCAGAGTGCCGAAGCCTTGGCCGATAAGAATGCTGACATAGCTACTATCGCTCTTGAAGGCGGACGGACGACTAACCGACTCGTTGACACTCTTCGGGAGACTGTTACCGAGGTTCGGAGGATCGAGCAATGAGTCTGTGGAGGAGACACAAGGATGAGGAGACTTCTTCTTTGCCAGAAGCGGAGGAGATGAGGACACGCATTCTGGACAAGTTACAAAAATCAGCTATAATGGAAACCGAGGTAACTCGGATGGCGGATAAGCTAATCGAGGAAGGAGTGACTAATCACTTCGGCGCAGCGATCAAGATTAGCTTTGGTCTTAAGTAGAACAGGTGATGAGGGTGCCTGAAAGGATCAGAAAGACAGAGCGGCACATGAAGGTATTGTCATGGGTCGGTAGTCTTATTATAGTGATTGTAGCAGTGTTGTTAGCAACACTTGTTGATGTTCGGGCCGCAGGCAATTACATCTTTCTACTTGTAACAGGGCTTGCCACGATCTTCTGTGTCATGTACTCGAACTCAAGGTGGAGAGAAACCCAGCCAGGAAGAGCAGTCATGTACATGGGCTTATCGTTCGTAGCGGTAGGCATTGTCGTCTGCCTCAGCATCTTCCTGGGCGGCGACTACCATGGGAGGGACGTCGTACGGCTCACCGCTTATCTATCCGTGGCGCTGGCCCTCTTCAATATGCTTGTCTCGCTGCGTAGGTACCAGAGAGAAAGTAAAATCTATCTTAGCCTCATTAAACGAGACCAGCAGTAAACAAGACAAAAGACCCCGGTTACCATTACGGTAACCGGGGTCTTTTGCTTCAGAACTGATCTTCCATCTTTTTAATGGCTACTTTATCCATTGCCTTAGCTATGGAGTCCACCATGTGCTGGATGATTGTCACAGATCGCCTGAAGTGTGCATTGTCATGAGGCGCGAGATCTTCATCTAGAAGGGCAGATTGCATTGCATTAATGGAACGAGTGAAGTCATTCTTCATCGTTTCCAGTTGTGCAATGATATCGCTTCTCTCTGGTTCCTCAATATTCTGTGACACGGGCATGCCTTGCTGGTGTATTGCTCGGCTTGCTTAGCGTGGCGAGTACGGTATCAACTCGCTCGACAAGCTTGTCATGTCCATTCTTCAACGTGACGAATTCATCAGTAACGCTGAGAACTTGCCAGACTTTGCCCATGTACTCTACCAGCTCTCCGGACTTTAGTTTAGCCAACCTTCCTCCTAGAGACTGCGGAGGTGGTCACGGATTTCGTGAACACCTTCTTGAGTTGCTCCGTCTTCTCAGGCCCAAGCTCTCCGGACTTAATTAGCGCATCCACTTCTGATACGTTAACCTTGCCGATCTGCTTATAAACCTGCGGGCCGACTATCAAGGCTACTTCCCGACTGTTAGCCTGCCGCCGAGTAGTCTTCGACAGCTCTACGGTAAAATTTCCCGCATCGAGCACACTCGCTTCCGTGTTATCCATCTTACTTTCGAGGATGGCACGGACTTCCTCCGCCGCTGCGGCGGCACCCTTTGCCTGGTTATCGAGGTCTGACAAAGCTGCCGCAAGTTCCTCGGTGCTCTTCAGTGACCAGACGCCCCCACCGTTGATGTTACTCCGAAGCTTGTTGCAGCGGGTTTTCACGACGCAGTATCCGCACTCCGGGTTGAGCGTTTCCTCTGCGAGATTCGGATGGGTACCGATGATGATTTCAGCTTGCCGACGAACATAACGCCAAGTCTCCAGGTTATCTTCCCTGGTAAACCTTACCTCTGGATTGCCCCAGCGAAGCTGGTCAAGCTGAACCCAAATCTCATCCGGTTTGAGGTCCTTGAACTGGATGGCGGCAGCCATGGCATACATGCGGACCTGAATCTTGTACCGCATTTCCTTGGGCTGCATATTCTTGCGCCAGGTTTTGTAGTCCACAACTCGGATGATAGTTTTACCATCCTCCTCGAAGATGTCACAGCGATCCCAGATGTAATTGTACTTCTTCTTCCCGGCGCTGGTCGGGATTTCGATAGAGTCTTTCTTCTCGGTGCTGATTACCTCGACCGTGCTAAGGTCGGTACGCCTGTGCCAGGTGGCAAGCATCTCTTTACCTTGCGGATACCAATCGTTCGACCGATCCGCAGAACCGAAGACCATCTCAAAATGCTTGCTGTAGAAGTTGAGAAGGTTCTTCAGTGTGGGCGCGAGGTTATTCTTCTCGACATAGATTGCCTTGACGTAATCCTCAAGGGCTCCATGAACAGCAGTACCAAGGTTAGCGGCCTCGCTTGACTCGGTACGGGGCGTACGTAGCACGTACTCATGGTAGTAACGCTTTAGGCAAGTCGAGGCAACCTCGTACCCCGATGCGCTGATAGTGCGAAGGTCCACCTACTGCACCTCTTCTACTAGAGTGGTGAGGAGGTTGGCCTTCCGGTCCACCACAAAGAGCATGGCAGCTTCGGTAGCATTCTTCTCTTCTACCTCGTACTCAACTGTGACTTTGAATTTCGCCATGGCTCAGATATCCGACGAGTTCTCTTCGTAGGTATCGAAGTCAATCTCTTCGATCTCATCAAGATCAGCGGCCTCGGCGTCCCCATCCTCCTCCCAGTCTCGCATCGCTGGAAGGGTATTGTCGCATCCGTCAATCGCCTTAAGTTGCGACTCCTCTTTGTCATCGGCCTCCACGTAGCGGTAGCCGACAACGCTCATACGGACAGGGACTTTGAAGTACGGCATTTCGTACACTCCTTGTGGATCAGTTGTTCTTCTTTTGTTTATTCGTTTCGCGTGTGTAAAGTTCCCCGCCCCATATGCCAGTATCCGATCCAATGCGCTCGCTGTACTCTTTGCATTGGATCATCACCGGGCATCGCATGCAGACAGATAAGGCTTCCATCCTTGCCTTCATGCCGCCTTTTTCTGCATGGAAGATATCGGGATTAGGATGATAGGCGCAGAGCGCCAACTTCATCCACTCCTCTTTTTCCTCTAGGAAGTCTGCGTAGAGTTCCCGTCTACCTTGGGCTGGGTACTGGCCTTCACCGCAGGCACACTTGGAACCGGGCTCACAGGGGGTGATACTTGTTCCGGAACGCTTGGCGAGGAGGGAGCAGATTCCGGTGCAGACAAGGCTTTTGGGTCCGCATCCGTCTCCTCCTTCTCGGGAATCGGCATTGGGCGAAAGTCCATGAACTGACGTTCGCTTGGATTACTCGGCGGCTGAAAGAGCACCACCGGCTGAGGCTGATTAGCCTGTGACATAAGTTCCTCCTGTGGGTCACACGCTGGCGTGATACGTCTTCTCTGTCTACGAAGAGACAGGTCAAGCATAACGATATCACGCCAGCGCTACAGAATGCTATCCGGCGGCGAACAGACTATCGGACTGCTCGAGACCTCGAACGGCTCTCCGGTAATTCTCCTCGTCAAGTTCAATAGCAATAGCATCTCGTCCGATGTTTCTTGCCGCGCGAACGAGACTGCCTGAGCCACCGAAGGGATCGACAACCAGGTCGCCCTCGGACGTAGAGTGCCGGAGAAGAATTTCCAACAAGCCTTCCGGCTTCTCGTGAGGATGGACAAGATGTCCAGCGGGAATCTGCGGGAAGTCTATGACCCCTGGTCGGCGCTTGTCGGTACGCTCCCGGTTTCCCTTCTTCAGGAAATAGATAACCTCGTAGCTGGTACCCCATCCGTTAAGGTCGCCCATGCTCGATCCGTTCTTCTTCCAGATCAGCATCTTCTTGTACATGAATCCGTGCCTGTCTAAGGCTTTGATTGCCGGAATCCAAGAGTCCATCACCGACCACGAGGAGAAGACGTACATGTCCGAGTTTTCGGTAGTCCGGGGAAGGAGTACATCCATCACCTGATCGAAGACTGCAATAGCTTCTTCTGGAGTTTTATCGTTGGCAATCTTACGTGCATGGGCTTTGCCTGCGGCGGTAACAGCCTGATTGGATTTATCATCAACGCCAAAGGGTGGGTCGGTGATGATGCAGTTTACGGATTCGTAAGGCAGCACGGCGCACAGTTCCTCCGATTTGCCGTGCCAAATATCGTGCATACCTACTTCTTCTTTCTCAGAGTTTTCCTATACTGGTACCACGCCTTATTGCAAGGAATACACATGCAACAGTAGTAGCGAGCACCCTTCACTGTTCCGTGGGTTGCTCTGGGGTGAACCTTTCGACCGTCAATCTCTACACGTTCGGCGAGCAGTCTGTCTCGCGTAGTTCGCTTGTTCCGAGCTATTCTAGCCTCATTTTCTTCCGGAGTCAACTTGTATACGTAAGCATCGCGACGATGCCAGTTTTCCGGGCGTGGAGGTTTGAATTTAACTTCGGGTAATCGAACTCGTTTTACCTTTGGAGGTCTAGCTTTACGTATTTCCGGTGCGCGCTTAGTTGTCTGCTTCGGAAATTTAACCTCGGGCAATCGAACTCGTTTTACCTTTGGCGGTATAGCGTTACGCATTTTCGGTGCGCGCTTAGTTGTCTGCTTCGGAAATTTAACCTCGGGTAATTTAACTCCCCATGTCAGCTCATGTTTCTTTGTGATGCGAACCGGTCTGGGGTAATTACTTGCCCTGTAGTTCTTGTAAGCAGTGTAACAGAGTTCACAGTAACATTGGTAATAAGAACATCCCTTAATCTCGCCATGTGGCGCATCAGGGTGAAACCATTTACCATCTTTACGGATACGCTTAGCAAGCATACGCTGCCGGGATTCTGCGTTAAGGGTTCCTCGACCCTTTCCCTGCCCCTTTGGTACCCGCTTGCGTTGGGACACTTTCCTCGGAGTCGTTGTCTTTCTCGGCTCCGGCTTACTGTCCTCAAACAGAGGCTCGCCTCGAAGGATCTTCGCTGCAAATGGATGCAGTTCCTTCGGTTTCTCTGCCCGCTGTAGGGCTGCCTCCTCACGAAGTGCAGCCCTACAGGTTCGACACTTACCGCAGAAACAATCAGACGATTCGTCTGACTCGGACTGTTCCGCGATTACCCCAGTCATAATACCCAAGTGGGTCACCAGCCTCGAAAACCTTGCCGTTTCCGGCCCATATACTTACGTGCTCCGGAACGTTTGGAGCAGAGAAGCGGGAGAAGACTAAATCTCCTGCCTGGACTTCTCCAAAACCAACTTCAACTCCGTCCGATATTTGCTGGTACGTAGTCCGCCCGATACTGATACCCACTTCGCGAGCAGCCCACTGGGTAAGCCCGGAGCAGTCGAACGACGGATTACCAACGCCGCCCCACTGGTACGGGAGTCCCCGCTTTGAAGCCGCTTTTCCAAGAAGCTCTTCGCCTTTGTTTGGAATATATCCGGGAGGGGCACCTTCTGGAACAAGTCCAGGAACCAGGATGCGATCCGGTATGGCAACTCCGGGTAGTACGCTTCGAAGGTTGTCACGGTGGTTAGGCCATTCTCTGTCTGCGAATGCCTGTACATTTTTCAAGAACTCCTGTAGTGGGTCAATAGGAGGCACTTACATAACCGCCTTCTGGATGATATCGTTAGCGATTGCTCGCATGCAACTCTGACCTTCGTACGGATAGTACGTCACATACTTCACATGCACGTTGGTCTTGATGTAGTTTTTCAAGGCACGAGCTGTATTCCAGTACCGAGCGAGGTATGTAAAGAATCCGAACTCCTTGCGCAGCTCAGGATACAAGGTGAACGGATTCGTGTGGGTCATCACATCATATATGCTCTTAGCCCATCCGATGGTGTTCGCCCAGTTCATGTCGATGGTATACAGCGGCAGGCGCTTCAGGAAGGTTGTATTTGGATCGGAAGAACTGATAATGTCACCGGGTGCGCCGATCTCCATCACAAGATTCTTCATCTCCCCCCACCATCCGTCTTCCGGGGAGAAGGAGATGCCTTCGCCGCCGGGGTCTGCGCCGTAGATCATCCCTGGCTGGCGATGCGGATTCGCGATCAAGTAGATACCCTTGATCCGATCCAGTACACCACGGTAATCCTTGGCACGCGCATCCTCGGCCAGTACAGCTTTGATCATGCGCTTGACCGCGAGCGTTACCACGGCGGCACCTTGACTGTATCCGAGAAGATAAATCTCGGTACCACCGTAGTTCAGCATGAGTGAAGTCAGCTTCTCGATTGCATAGTCACGAGACTGCCGGTAAGAAGTCCCCTGTCCGTAGAGAGCGTCGTACGGGAGAAAGTGCTTCTCGAAAAGCTGATTGGTTAGCTGCTTGGTAGCTTCTCCAAGCATACCAATTTCGACGTGCGGATCGGCGTGCGGTCCGGTTTCCGAAGTTCCCGGTACGGCAATCACGATTCTGTCGGGACCTGGGACCCCTAAACCAGTAGCCATTGTGACTCCTTATGCAGCGGCTTCGGCGAACGTGCGCTTGATCGAAGCCTTCTTCTGGTCATCCAGAATTTTTTTGGCTGCTAGATCATTTTCCACGAAGATCATAGCATTTATTCCGCTGACGTGATCTCCTTTGACCTCTCCAAAGTAACTGGTGTAGATCGCGTAAGCAACGATAGCAAAAACTGCCACGGTCAGAATAAAGGAGAACATCAGATCACCTTGCCCCCGTGACGATAGGAGCGGGTCTCGTTGTACTCAGCTTTGATAAAGAGCGCCTCCAGAAGAGGAGACTTCTTCCACGCCGACCAGTCCATGATGCGGATGATGGCGTCGGCAAGTTCGACCGCGATACCTTCCGGCTTATTCATCACCATTTCGCCATTGACTTCACGGTACATCTCGTTAGTCGAAACCTTCGCACCGTGCTCATCCTTGTATGAGTAGTAAATCTCGTCGTAAGCTCGGCCGTCGCGGTACTCCTCAAGAGCCTCGCTCAGCTCGCTGTGCATCAGAGAAATCTTGTCACCGAACGTCTCATCTTTGTGCCAGCCGCCGCGCTCAGCAGTCAAGAAGACCCGGTTCATGAACATTTCCATGCCTTCGAGTGGCTTGTCGTTCATGCGGGCAATACGCTCTTCGTCGCTGATCTGATTCTCGATAGTCATTAGAAGTTCCAGATATCCTTTCTGTTACGCGACTCTTCGCGCATCCTCTGCGTCTCGATCATTTCATCAATAGCATTGTCAATGAGTTCCCCCCTGGGAATATCATCCATCTTGGACGAGTCATCTTCTATAAGTCCGTACTTGATCTCAATAATCACGAACGGGGTCACGGAAGGACCCTGGTCCACAATGACCGATCCAACCCGAACCACGTCCCGGTCATTGCCGATCAGGACCCCCTGTATGGCATCCTCCGTGGCCTTCTGCATGTTCGTGGCGTCGGATGCGTTACGGGTCGAAGTTTGTTTGGCAGAAGCTTTATACTTAGCTAGTTGCCTAGAGAAGGAGAAATACAAACTGTAATCTCCCGGCAGTAGCTCGGCACCTTGTAGGGTCAGCTCGTCCCTGACTGCATTCTGATATGTCTGCAAGGTGAGTTCCGGAGCCACCATCGGCTTGTATACGCCGCCCCGTCGAACTACGGAGATATGCCCAACCGCCCAAGGTTCAGGGTTAAGCGGCAAGGCGTATACCTCGTAGTTATTTACGTTCACCACTCTTTCCAGAGTGCAGCACCTACGGCCATTCCAATCATGATGCCGAGGACAAAGCAAACTATAAGACTCACATCTCCACCTTGGTGTAATCCTGATTGCCATACTTTGTAGGCTTGAACTGGTATGTATCCATGTCAAGTTCGAAGACGTGGTAGTTCAACACGTCTGCAAGGTTGACCTCTACAACCGCTCCCCTACTTGTTTCCCACTCAGGCAGCAATACGATGATGCTACAGTCCAGCATAACCCTGATTGCGTGACTCAAGTAATGAGCCCATGTTTCCGTAGAGTTCTTATTCAAACCGGGGTCAGGAAACTCGATTTCAGCCGGATTGATAACCTGGTGGAATCTCTGCCGAAGTTCTTCCGCCACCTCGTTGAAGGTATCGTAGTTGAAATTCGGTCGACCTGTCATCGGGCCACTAAGGTAGAGTTTCAATTATTCCCCTTCTGCTGAGGGTCGATCTGACCCATTACCCTTGGATTGATCCAGCACCGATACTCCTCCTGGCCGTCGAACCGGATAAGCTGCTTCGGCTTTTCTGGATCATAGTTCATTGTCACCATGGTGCCTGGTGACTTTGTAATGGCCTGAACAAAGTTGTCGGGTCCGAACCTATACTTGATTGGTTCGTGCGGACATTGACCGGGAAGCTCGATCACATCAATGATACTGTTGATCTTCTGGTCGTCCTCGGTGAAGAATTCCATCTCACCATTACCGATGGTCACGTACAGATCGGCTTGTCGATCGGACGATATCACAGGCATGATCCGATTGATAATCTCGGTGGCTGCCTCACGATTGAAGAGGATCGCCTCTTCTGGCTCAACGTTCATTACCCGATGAACGGGTGGATAAGTGAGCCCGAGAATGAGGCACTTGATCTGAGTGTAATCGTTCGGCTGCAAGCAGAGATAACCGTCAATGACTCCAACCTTGGTCTCGACAACCTGCGAGATGATCGGAGCAAGTACGGCCATCTGAACCAGAATATAAGGTTCTTCACCTGTAGGCATCTTCAATGGTACCGCTGCAAGTCTGTTACCGTCGGTACCGACTACTTGCTCTCCGTCGATGTATACCGCACTTGTGGACATGGCCTGCTTCTTGTCCACAGCCCAGGCGATGCGATCAAGCTTTTCCCCGAACCCATGGACAAGTTCCAGTTCCTCCGAATCGAAGACATCCCATTCGGGAAAGTACTGATCGTCCAGGAGGCGAACCGAAGCCTTCGTCCGGCCCGAGGTGATCCTGATCCGCCCCTCTTCCTGTTTGAATACGCACGTCTTCCCTGAGCCGATCGGAAGCGCGCCGACCACTCCGGCAGTGACGGCACTTGGTACGCGCCAATCTACGTTCTCACCTTCAATATCAAGCACGTTGATGCGCTCCATATAGAAGATGTCACCGTTTGCAGCCCTCAAGACTACATGAGCGTCTTCGTCGTCGTTGCGCACTTCCAAATAGAATCCAGCGTAACGCTCAAACTCTTGTCCCTTCAGTGGGGCGATTCTCGCAGCCTTCCGGAGCGTATCGGCAAGAGAGGCTGTCTCGAAAGTTACGGCTGTACTCATCTACAGAATAGCTCCATGCTTCTTGAGTGCAATGAACAGGTCGGCAGTGTCAAGTATATCCGGAAGAACCCGATGCTCCTTGCGGGCATCCTTAGTATCATGGTCCACCAGCTCGGCAATGTCCGGTCGACGCTTGCGTACCAGCTCCCGAATACCCGAGGCGTCAATGGTGCGATACGTGAAGTAGTTCTCAGCAATCGCCGGGAAGTGCAGGCCCATCCAAGTCTTATCGAAGTGCACCGAGCTACCGGTCCAGGGCTGCTTGTCCTCACTGTGGACGCCGACCGACCGAAGCCACTCGGTAGATCGGTCCATTACCATATCAGGATGCAACTCGCTGAGGTCACTCTTATGAAGTGAGTCAATCTCCCCGAGCAGGCCAGACTTATCATGCATCTGATAGGCAACGTCGTTCTTGTTCCAGGCGTCTTCGATGAACTCCATGGTCTCGGATGTGATCACAAGAGTAGTGAACACATCCAGCAGATTGAAGTCGAGATCGAAGTGTCCCATTCCCAGCTCGAGTATATAACCGACCTTCTCGTCAATGCCGGTGGTCTCGATGTCTAGCAGAATGAAACCTTCGAAAGGTGGTTTTGCAGTCATTACTTTCAGCTCCTGTTCCGTTTGTCTTATTCGCTGGTTTACTTTTTGAAGCCCCTGGCGGACGCGGCTGTAATCAGATTTAAGCACGATATTACTAGCAGATAGCATCTGATCAAGCTCATGTTCTAGGTGCAACTTACGCAGTCGGTCTCTTCCCAGCTGCTTCAAGAGCTGAGCGAGGGATGAGCCACTTTCGGCCGAATCGTTTCGCTCCCTCAAGTTTTCCATCCCTGCACCACTTCCTCACCGTCCATTCTGATAGATTAAGTATCTCACCAACCTTCTCGACCTCTAGCATGTCACTCATTTGACCCTCGCCATCGCAGCCTTGATGTCGGTCATGATCTCGCGAGCGATCCGCTTCTGGAATTCTTTCTGCTCCACGATAGACTCGAAGATATTCTTCTTCGTCTTCAGGATGCTTTCCACTCGCGTCTCAACAGTGCCGCGCGCTCGGTATTCGAGCACCTGAATAGCCTGAGTCTTGCTCGCGCCGATTCGGTTCAATCGGTCAATAGCCTGTTGATTCAGCGCCGGAACGAAGTCCTTGTCGATGAACTGGCAATACCTTGCAGCCGTCATGTTCAGACCGATACCGGCCACCTGAAGCATGCAGACGATAATAGCCGGACCTTGTACGTTTCCCCAGTCTTTGACGATTCCCTGCCGCTCACTACCCGGCACGTCTCCGTGAAGTTCGTAGATCGGAACGTCGAGAACCTTGGCACGTTGCACGTATGCGGCATGCACCGAGCGGAACTGAGTGAAGACTACAAGTTTGTTACCCTTGGCTACAATCTCTTCTGCATCTTCAATAGCCAGATCAAGCTTGGCCGAACTATCCTCTCCAGATTCAAGAAGGCTCGCGGTTGTTCCGCAAATCTGCTTGAGCCGGAGGAACTTGGTAGCCGGGTTATCAAGCTCCATCTCTGAATTACCGAGGTCGAGCTTAAGTTCTCCTACTGCCTGGTCGTACAATTTCCTCTGCAAAGGTGTCAGATCAACAATTCGTGGGATGATCTGAACTTCTGGCAGGTCCAATACTTCAGACTTCAAACGCCGGATCATCACATGCTGGAGGGCGCTGACAAGTTTGTGTTCGTTTTTAACTCCGATCACAGCCTTGTTCTTGTACCCGCCCATCACGCAGAACTCTTGCTTGAAACCCCAGTAGCTTCCCCACTGCTTAGGTTGAATGCGATCAAGAATGGTATATAACTCGTGCGCATTGTTCAGCAGTGGCGAGCCCGTGAGGATAAAGTTACGCTCGATGCGTAGCTTCTGGAAGGCTTTGGTTCGCTGGGAGTCTGGATTCTTTAGCTTGTGCGCCTCATCGGCAGCCAGGCAATCAAAGTCCAGAGCGTTCAGCTGAGCAAGGTGACGGTTCACCTGCTCGTAGTTGACAATTAGAATCTTGCAACCATGCATTTCGGCAAACTCACCGATCTGAGCTTCACGAAGAGCTGGGGTGCCGTGTAGCTTCACATACTTGAATCGTGTGAACTTCTCGATCTCGTCGACCCAGTTATCTTTCAGGGTCGGAGGACATACGACCAGCATCTTGCTATCCTGGTCGTATTTCTTTTTCATCTGCTGACAGTGGATAGCAAACACCGTAAGTGTCTGAATGGACTTGCCGAGCCCCATATCATCGGCCAGCAGAAATGACCGCATATTCCACATGCGGCGTACACCTTCAACCTGATGCTCATAGAAGGTTACATCATCTCTGATATACGGTTCGAGAGACTTTCGATTATGAAGGCTCAAGGCGCACCCCCTAATGATATCGAAGAATAAAGGCCCAGAACAGGCCATTACCTATCAGGATTATAATTGCAAACAAGGTAGCTACGATGGTACCCATTGCTCATCCAAACTTAGCTTTTTCCTGGCATCCCTTGCAACCCTTAACGCCCGGCTCGCGAAGCATGCGATCTTCCAGGGAAATGTAGAACTGGCCGCAGTTGGCGCAGGCGAAGTAGTCGCCTTCGGGAATCAGGCCGTAGCGAACCATGTTGGCCGCACGCTCTTCCTCCTGGCTGGCGACCTGCTTCTCAATGGAAGCGGAAGCTGTCATCCCTTCCAGTGGAGAGGTTTCTCCGCTCCAGCTGCGACGGTGCTTATAAACAAGGCATCCGGTGATGATGCCTTCGATCTCGTGTCCGACGCACTCATTGGTGGAATTAGTGACGATATCACGCAGAGTGAGAAGATCGTCTGCGTCAAGGGAGTCGATGAAGTTTGTGATGCGAGTCTTCAGCTCTTCGCCGTGCTGACTTGCCCTGTCCATCTGTTCCCGATTGAATGCCATAACTTCTTTCATATGCTCGGTGAATTCAGACATATAACCTAATCCTTTCTTCAAGAAGACGGAGCCGGTACGCTGGGTACCGGCTCCGTCTATCATGTTACCTGTGGGCCGAACTTACTGAAGACTCAGAACGGAGGCTCTTCATTGTCGTCCGTGGCATCGGGAAGTTCGGTCGGTGCCGGTGTCTGAGCGGGCTTGCTAGCCGATCCCGGCATCCGCGCCGAAGAGGAGGCAGCCGGTTTCGACTCTTCCTTCTCGACCTTGAATGCCGACTGCTGCTCACCCGGATTCGGAGTGGAAGACTGGTACTCGCCCATCTCCCGCTCTTCCCGAGCCTCCTCGAACAGACGCGGCTTGGCCTTTGCCCAAGCCTTAGCTGCATCGAGGTCTGCACCTTCCAGGCCGGACGGCACGATGTACTTATTGCCGCCCTTCTTTGCCTCCTGATAAACCAGCTTCACGGCCATGCTCTTGCCGACTTTGTTCATCAGGTTGTCGCGAATGGCGGCGTTGAACCACATCACACCAAGGTGCGTGGTCTCGTCCGACATGTCGAATACGTCCACGACAACGGCTTGACCGTCACCGTTCGGGCTGAACTTGGTCGTCAAGTTCTGCTTGAAATCCAGAACGCGGATGATCAGCGGATGATCAACCACATCGGAGGGCTTGAGCTTATCGCCCTCGCCCACGGTTTCGGGGACGTACTCTTCGAGATCGAAAGACATTGTGCCTCTGTTTCTTGTTTCTTGTTTCTGTTGACCGTGTTCAAATTAGAGCACGGGAAGATCGACAGTCTGACGACCACCGATCGGACTCGGCGGTACTTCGAGTACCGCTTTCCACTCGTCATGAAGTGGAAGATATTTGGGAACCCAGAGGTTCCGGTTAGTCTGCTCTTGTTTAGTCAACTCAAGGTCGGCGTAGCGATTGGCGGACTTCTTCACACCGTGCAGCTCGAACTTGGTAACGTAGCAGAAGGTTGGGAGTTTGTTATTCTTGAACCACTCACCGTAGTGTGCAATCACTCGCTTAGCGGCCATGTTCATTGCGTTGAAGATGATCAGCCGATCCTCGGCGTCTAGCAGGACGAGCTTGTATCCCGACTCGCAGACTGGTTTGCCTTGATTCTTCCAGTGCTGCGGATCATCCTTGAACTCGCACTCTGAACAACTTAACCGACCACTCATCTTCGGCTCAACTACTTTGGCTCTCTCATCTTCCCACGGAAAGTCTCGCTGCGGATAACCGGTAACGTTATCGTTGGACTTGCAGAGTGGAGAGCGGCGAGCGTTCGGATCAGAATCATAAGGCGGCCACATCAACCGCTGCTTGACGCCTGCGATAATGATTGCGCTGAAGCTGGATTCTAGGTGATAGGGATGCGATTCATCTGACAAGTCGAACGTTGCTTGTTTATGGTTTATCTTCAAGTCGATTGGTTTAGTGAACTCTTCGAGTTCCATTGGTTGCCTCCGTTTCGGTGAGATCAACGTATCGCAACGTATCGCAACATGTCAACTCAGTGGGGCCAGCAAAATATTATCGGGCGCGTGGAACGGTCTTGGATCGGGGTGTTGCCGAGCCGCCCTTTAGCTTGCGTGGCGCTTCAACCCGGATACGCTTCCATTTAAGCCAGCGTAGAAGTTCTTCCTCGGGGATACGCCAGATAGGATCTTCATTGACTCGGGCGATGTTAAATGCCACCAAGTCTTCCTGGGTCTTGGGTCGCTTCATTCGGCCCACGTAGTACAGGAGATGCCTGCTTAGGTGTCTTTCCGTGATCGCGAGCATAGTTGCAATCTGATCCGGGGTATACATGAAGCTCTTGACCGGCAATTGCAGGTAAGTCTTATGCATGTCGTCGCGTAGGTCAGGGATTTCCGGGGGCATTCTTACCTCAACATAGGAACAGGGGCCGGAGTGGCAAGTCTCCGGCCCCTGTCTGCATCCTGACCCACAGGAGGCATGCCATTCCAGTAGGAACAGCAACTACAGGATACCAGAGACTTGCCACACTGTCTAGTACTACCTTGATAGACGCGCCCTTCGGGTGGGACCATTGGCCTTGGCTTCCTCTTTGAGGGCTTCAAGTCCTCGGGTCAATCCAGCCACAGTGAAGGTTGTAAAACGAACTGGATTCTTGTCTATCGTCGCGAATCCAATTTTTGCCCAACGATCAAATACAGCACCGATCGCTCCAACCGAAGGAGTCTTGACCTCACCCGACTCTTCAGCGATCTTGTATGCAATGAACTTGGGGGTACAGATTTCCTGCTCGGGGAACTCCCGTTGCAAGAATCTGTTGCAAATATCACGTACCTCGTCCTCTAGTTGACCGGCTGCTCGACCACGTTTGGTCGGCTCGAAGTTTCTACCAGATCGAGCCAAGCCGGTCATAATCGAGCCGTCAACAGTGACGACGGGCTTCTCTTCCGCCAGTGATTTCTTGGCGCTGTCGAGTACATCTGCTGAGATGTCCTGCATCGTTGCCAAGAAATCCATGATGCCTGAATCATAAGGCACATAGTCAGGATTCTGCATAACGATACGCTCAGTGTTTGTCATCTCGAACATGCTCGAGATTTTCTTGTGGCAATCACAGTTGCATACGTCAACGAACGAACAGACCTTGATGGGCTTGCCGCTGGGCGACTTAGGCTTGGTGCCTTCGCAAAACCCGTTACCGCAGAATCCCGTTATGTACTTGGACAATTACCACCTACTTATTCAGCTGTTCAATATCCTGATAATGCTTCTTGAGCCATCTGTAATACCTAAGTACCTCTGCCCCTTCCTTGTGGACGCCGAGCTTATCAGCATGGACGCTGCATAGATAAGCGACTTCTTTGTTTTCGTAAACGTATATCCAGCGAGCTTTACCCTTGCAAGGTTTCTTGCTTCCCCAGGTATAGCCTTCGCAGATATGCGGATAACCGTGCGGAAGCGACGCCACCCACGGGAGAGAAGCTAGGATATCCTTCTGCTCGAAGACCGGGACGATTACCCGGCCCTCAAGCGGTTTCCCTGCTTTACTCGTTGCCATTAGAAAGGCGACTTCCTGTCCAAGGTTTTGTCACGTTCCGGGTCGCGCTCCTGGTGCGGGTTCATCGCGTGAACATCTTCGCCCTTGAGCTTCTTGGTCACATTCCAGCACCGCTCACCCCTTTTGGCTTTGCAGTACGGGCAGCGTCGCGCATCGGCGACTTCCTGGTGCCTATCACGCTGCACCTCAAGGCGTCGTCGAACCGTTTCGGGATTCATCCAACGCTGATCCTGCTTGACTCCGAACTCAGCTTCTATAGCGTCGAACTCTTTATCAACCAGCGCCTTGGCGTCGTCCCGCATGGTCATGATGTCGGTGCGAGAGTACACGGAAGGAACATGTTCCGGGTTCAGATCAGCCTGCGCCGCATCTTCCATGCGCTTCTGATTGATCAACCGGTTTACATCGTTCGGCGAGCAAGAGTGTGGTTGATAGATCGTACCAACATGTACTTCTCCGTCTACCACGACGAAGCCATTGATGGCAGAGAACGAGTCAAGAGGTCGGCTCCACCGGCCATTGTCTTTACGGGTCACCCAAATGACGGGCTGACCACAAGAGTTACAAATCGAAGGTTGCATCATGTGGGTCTCTCCTATCTAAGTTTTATCGCCGCAGTTTTTACACTGCCAATTGGGATCAGTACCGAGCCCATCCTTTAGCCACATCGGCTTACAGAATGCACCGCAGGATGGGCACCGGGGCTGAGGCTTCTTCTTTGCCATCAGCCCAGAGCCCTATACTTTCCACGCTCGACGCACTCGGCAACTCCCTGCTTAACGAGCCACCTTGCCCGACCGCCTGCTACGTGATTGTCGATATCAAGAGCGCCAGCAAGTGCGGTAACACTGACCGTCCCGCCCATTTCCTTGAGTGCCATGTAAGTCTCCCACTGCTTGCGAGAGAGGCTGTTAACGATGCTCTTAATCGCCTCGTTTGCGGTGATCGGCTTGACAGACTCGGCGACCGGCGTACTGTTTCGATACGTCTCGGTCTTGATATCCTGAAGGGTCACGGTGCCGTCTTCCTCTACGTGCACCTGGTCGGCCTCGATCACGATGCCGTTGGGTAAAGTTACTTTTGCCATGTTTACCTCCTGTGGGTCTTTTACTGCGCCGCATCCTCGTTTAGCTTTTTGACTTCGGCCTCGAGAGCTTTGATGTAATCTTCAGCTGCCGAATTGAGCGCCCCGCACAACAACTCTTGACAACTGAACTGCCAGCAGATTTCCGCTTGGCGGTATTCTTGTCTCAGCTTCTCCAGGTCTTCCATTAGATATCCAACGCTCTCTTCATATCGCCCATGGACACGCCAACGTACACCTGCGTGGTCTCCAGAGAAGAGTGCCCAAGGATCTCTTGAATGGTTCGGATGTCCACACCGTTCTTCGCCATGTGAGTGGCGACCGTTGCTCGGCCGTCGTGGCTCGAGGTGGGACGCCCCAATTCCGCCAGCCTGCCTAGCCGTTTCCAGGCCCTACGTGCCCCGCTGTCGGACAACAGGACGAACTTCAGGTCGTGGAGCAATGATGACACGTAGATCGGCTGAAGGATAGACCATGCTCTTGGTGCTACCGGAATCGTTCGAGTCTTATCGCCCTTGCCTCGCACCTTCAGTACGGGATTTCCCGGCACACTCAGATCAAAGTGACTGGGACGAACCTCCCTTGCCTCGGAAATGCGGAGCGAGAGAAGACCGCACAGAACAACGATTGCTCGTTCTTCGTCGGTGCTCGCTCGATCCAACATCCGGTCCACCGCATTGATCCCTTCGGGAAGGGGATGCGGATAACGCTTGCCCGGCTTCGGTGCCGAGTATTCAGTTAGAATAGCTTCACCGTGGTACTTGGCGAAACTGCGAAACGTCGCTATCTTCCTGCTGGTCGTCGCCGGGCTTGACTTCGTGCGGATGGAGTTCAAATACAGGCTCGTCAGTTCCTCGAAACTTGAAAAGTCTGGTGTTGTACTTTGAAGCCACTCGAGTAGACCAGTCAAGTCCGCGACGTACGAGCGGATAGTGTTTGAACTTCTCCCCTTCACGGATAATGATTTCCGGAACTCTTCGATAGATGCGGACGTAAGAGTCGTCGCCATTCTGTAATGCCTCCTTTGCGTTCGCATCTCTCTGAAGTACGACCTGCTGAGCATTTGCGAAGGCCATGTCTGTTACTTCTTTGAGAGCCGTTAGCTCATCGTGGGTCAGTTTGCTAAGGTTAATGTTCACCCCATCTCGAGGGGATGTGAAACCCAAGAACACGTCCGGTCCCGGTTCACCGATCAACCTTTGTTCTTTCATCTCTTCGGGGACAATGTATATTGCAGCACGCAGGCCCGCCTCAATGTCCAAGTTGACTCGACAGGTCTCACTCCACTTGCCAAATGGAGTCTTGCGTCGCGCGCCTCTGGGTCCCACTCTTAATCCCTTCCGGGTGAATAACCTTGGGGAAGGTTATATACTGGATCTTTCTTTACACAGTCCGGGCACAGCCAATGCTCAGTTCGTGCCCGAAGAGTCTTAGCCTTTTCGCCCATCTCCATGAACGAAACTTTGCGTACCGTTAGTAGTTCCCGGTCCGTGAACTTACCGCAACCACTGCACCGGTAGTCGATGTCAGACCTTGCTGCCTTCATGATTTCTCCTTACCAGGAATCCGGGATTGCTGCCGATAAACTCGCCTCTACAGTCTCGCAAGTATTGCACTTGCCTGTGAATGAGATCGCCCACTTATCTGCAAAACCTTGCTTGTGTTCCGCTTCTTCTTTACACACGTGGCAGTGATTATAGAACTTGCACGGATCATCGCGGTACGCCTGCCACCAGGAAATGATTTGGGATCGAATCATAAACAAGGAGAATGGGAAATCAAGAGCGCCTACGCTCCATCCATACTCATCCCTATTAATGTTACTTATCGGAGTATCAATGATGAATTCCCGAGTGTCACTCAAATATCTATCTTCATCGGTTGCACTCATTGCCGATATCCAAATGTCTTGGCTCGGAACAATGGGCACCCACATCAAGACTGGATCATGCCACGCCAAGAGCATCGAGTCGATATTGCGGCTCATCATCTCGTAGTGATCATTCGACCATTTCTTGAAGTCTAGAAAGTTAGGCTTATCGGTGGCAATACCTACGCCACCAAAGTTATTGCCAGCCTCCCGGAAGCCACTGTGTGTGGAGTCGCTAGGAAAGGTTCGCCAGGCAACCCGTGCGCCCATTTTTTTGGTGGTCTCATCTTCGAACAGCATCTCGCCATTGTTTCTATGAAAATGCCGAACATCGGAACTTTCATATCCAACAAGCATGGCAGCCATGGAAAGCCTGCCTTCTCTAATGCTCTCCTGGTGCATTTCCAGCACCATCTTCACCCCCTCTCTCATCTTCTCTAACGAGTTTGCCAGTTGTGGGATTAATTTTAAGGTGAGCGGCATACTTTGCCTTCTCATCGGGGTGTAGCATATCCAAGTAGTCGAGCGTTCGTAGGAACTGCTCCAAGTCTGGGTCTATTGAGCGCTCCCGTGAGAGCTTAGAGGGAGCCGGTTTAGGCCGAGGCTTGGGCCGAGGTTTAACCTCGGCCTTCGGCTTTTCTACCGGCTCCTTCTTGCTCAGAGGTTTGCGCGTGAGACCGGACTTCTTCTTGCCTGCGCATGTACAGGGCTGGTCGCCGCAAAACATGCACGGGTCGCTAGCCATCCGGTTACGCTCTCCTATCCATAGTACTAGACCACGGGCAATTTGTCAAGCGCTAACTTGACGCGATCAGATCGGCAATCTGTTTGACCTGATCCTCCGTGATCTTGTACACGTTGGCCAGCGATGCATGCGGAAGGTTGGCACCGAGCCCCTTCTTGATTGCCTCGATGTCCGTCTCAGACAATGCCTTGCCTCGCTTGTTCTTGATCTCCGGGCCGGAGGTAGAACTTACGGTGTCCGCCGGAGCGCTCGTGCGTTGAGCGCTTTCCGCCTTCTCCCGCGTGCGGATACGGTTTCGCTCCGCATCGAGGTGCGGGTTGAACCCGTTAAGGCCGGGTGTTTGAGGAGGTTCCTCGCCCTTGACCTTTGCCTTGTACCGAGCGACAGCCAAAGTCGCCACATCAGTCGAGCTATCGAAGAATCCGGTGCCGTGCGCATACTCAAAGATAGCAATGGCAAGTCCTCGCGCGTTACCGCGAGCCTCGTTGAATGCCTTCTCCTTGTCCTCATCGAAGGGGGTACCCGCCTTCTTGTCTGCGACCGACTCCATGACGACTTTGGTTGCCTCGTCAAGGTGTTCCCAGATTCGTTCAACAATCGACTTTCCTTGGTATCCCGTATGGAGATCTTCTCCATTAGACCGTGGCATCTGCCGCAACTCCTGTCCGCAAGTATGCTTTTCTTTAGTAGCTTGTGCTTTTTCTTTTGTCTGGTGAGCGGTAGTCCAGTGGCAACCCTTTGCTCCACACTTGAAAATCCACGGGTACTTCTCCTGCTCTTCTTTGGAGATCAGGTTGCTATGTTCTCGCGGATAGATTTCCGGCCAGCCGTGGTCATCGGTCATAGTCTGGATGGACCCTTCTTGCTGCGATGACCAGATTGTTTCCGATGGTAAACAATCGACAAGCTATCCGATATCGCAGCTTGAAAATGAATCGGCTCACGATTTGCGAAGATGGTCCTGCAAGGGATCACGATTCGGGTTCGCAGAAACCGCAGTCGTTGTGATCACGTCCGGGTTCTTCATTCCCTCCAGAACCAGGATCGCCTTGTCGATAGTATCGTTCAGGTGTTCACCGGATACCTTGACGGAGAAAATCTCGGTTGAACGACTGATGCGCTCGATGTGCGGAGTAAAGCCGCGCTCTATGTTAGCCGGGGTATCGGCAATCCTTCGGCGACTGTCGCCGATTCGGCCTTCGCGATAAGTAACGCCCGGCTTCTGATTGGTCAGCTCGGTGTCGATAATACTTGCCTCAATGAAGATCATACGTACTCCTCTGGGTCAATTAGTTCGGCATCGCATTCGATACATATGCCGAATACCAAGGTGTGTTCCCACTCGTAGCCGCAGCCGTAGGTGGGCTCGTCTTCGCTTGGTTCAGGTGAGCTTGACGACGATGAATCCATTCTCTTCATCGGTTACTACATCTTTGAATTCATAGGCGGTACCATCTTCATTCAAAAAGATAATGGGCCATGAGCCACTACCGGAACGTGCGAACTCTTTGCGGATGTTCTCCTGAACATCAAAGGCTTTCGCTGACATCTGTGCTCCTTACTTCTACTTCCACGTTGAACGAACCGGGCTCAATATCTAAGGTGACTGCGATGTAATCAATCGCCTCATCCTCTACTTCCTCGAGCCGGATAGCCTGAGTTACTGCATCACGGCCAAGCTGTGGAATCTCCACGACATACCAATTACCTTCTTTGCCGGTAACGATAGCCTTGTAGGTGTTCATCATTCTCCTTACTGGGGACCGAAGTCCCATACGTCATCGTCGTGTTCCTGCTGACCGATCTCGCTGTACTTCTGCTGGATTCGCTGAGCCACGCTCATATTGTCCGGCTCAGTCGAAAGCTGTGAACGGTTCAAGATTTCCTCCGACTTCCTGTCGAAGTAGCTCCACTCCTCTTCCTGGTGATATCCCTTCCGAAGTCGGAGCGCGAAACCAATAAGTTCCAACATCTCGTCACGCTCAATGAGCGCCTGCTTGATGTAGACTGCATGGTCAAGAACCTCATCGTAGGCGTCCAACAGTGGATTGCGCCCGTTACCTGCCTGCAAGATCGTACCGTACTTTCTGAGTCCGAATTCCTTCCGGGTCTGCAAGTCGGCAGCCACTAGGTCGTGCATGGATGGCGACTCGTTCGGAATCGGATCAGGTTGCACAGTCAAGCCCACCTGCGCTGCAAGATCGCGCACGGCCTCATCGGGCTTCTCGTTACTCACTCTTGAAACATCCTCTCGTTTACCTCGTCAAGGTAATACTTCGACTGCGGCCAGGAGGCGTAGTCGTGCACCACTGAGTCAATGGTGTTCTGGTAAAGCTGTTCGTTCGGTGCGTACCCACTAGCCTGCGCCTTGATGCTGTCAATGACGGAACGTTTCGTGTTCATCATGTGTTCTAGCCACACCAAGATTCCGCGCGCAGTCTCGCTCATGTTCCGGTACTCGCGCACCTTGATTCTATCGGACGGGGTTCCCATCAGTAATATCCCTCAAGATAAACGATCTCGTTGTTCACGATGCAGTCGATTCGGCTATCCTTAAAGAGCCCACCCGGCACAGTCTCTTGAACCATACCTCCCAGGCTGTGACACTCTTCATAGAAATCCGAAACACGAGAGTAGTCGTAACAAGCTGTCGTCAATGCCGCAGTGAGCACAGCCAACAAGGTGATCTTGAATACGGCTCGGTTCAATATCTTCTCCTATCTAGTACTAGTCTCCGTGAAAGTAAAAGCGGCATCCGTTGCAAGGATACCGCTTTACTTGCGCGCGCTTAACGCGAACCTCAGAACGGGGATTCCGACTCCTCTTCCTCGTTCTGAGACTCATTGGCGTCAGACGACGGACCGTCTTCTGCAATAGCCTGCTCTCGCTTGGAAAGAGCGTGGAAGTGCCCGAGGTCCAGTTCTTGATGGTCGATGCTGTCGTGCAACCGAACAGCTTCTTCCTCGGAAATTCCGTTGATGTCAGCAACCCGGTAGGCATGCATGTCTACAAGGTGACGCTTGACGTTCTCCGACTCAATCGGCTTGATCCGCTTGGCCTTCAGCGGGGCCGGAGGCTTGGGGGCCGGAGGAGTGAAGGAGATGATGTCTTCTTCCTTCGCCAGGAAGGGCGAGGACTTCCCCTTCTCGCGGAGGATCACCATGCCAAGGTTGGCTTCCTCGACTCGGTATTCCTTCGCTTCGCCAGCATGCGAGGCAAGTTCGATCTCTACGAAATCACCTTTATACTGGCCAATACCCTGATCAGACAATGAATTCTCCTACTGTGGGTCTGCCTTCAATCGGTGCCCGGTTACCCCGGCCCAATGAATACAGAGTATCAGACCGGGGCGCACCTTCGCAAACCCCTATTTTTTCTGTAGCCGTTTCGCGAGATGATCAATCACCGCCGGGTAATCAGCTTCCCCGTTTACCTGCACGGTGGGCAGGCCATGACGGATAGGCGCGTCCGTGAATACGCCGACACCGAGAAGCGTATACCCGTTGCGACGGCAGGTCTCAATCTCCTGCTGAAGGATAGGCAACTCTTCCCTGCTAGCCATACCGGGCATCATGCCGTCCGTGAAGTACATCAAGATTTTATCGGACGCTCGGGACTTATCCAGCTGCTTGCGGTAAAACTGCAATGTGTTACCGTCAAGATTAGACCCGTCATTGTCAATTGACGACAGTCTCTCACGCACCTTCGGTGTCCAGACTTCATCTACCGTCTTCACGGTGTAGATGTCCATCGTGGAGGTGTATCCGTTGGTGTCGTCGTAAGAGTGTCCGGTGTTGTGCGCGTAGATGGAGAACTTCACGCCAAGCCGGTGCATCGTATCCGCCAACGCTGCCACCGAGAACTTCAACATCTCAAGTCGAGTCACTGGCGGATTCATGTCGTAGCTTGGAATCGAACTAGTACTACCCGAGATGTCGAAGCCGATCAGGACTTCGTAGTCACGCTTGTCTGGCACCGTCTTTGTCTTAAAGAGTCTGCCGTCACCCTCGTTCCATGCACGCTTTCCGAGGCTGCGAGCGTCCACCCTGCCGTGCTTCTGGTCACGATGTAGCTTGGCACGCGCATTCATCTGCAAGGCAATACGAGACTTGGCTACCGCCTTCCCGATGATGGCTTCACTGGCCTTCGGAATCTCTTGCGCTCGCTCAGGTCGGAACGAAGGTCCTTGGCCTACCGGGTAGACGTTGATGCCTCCGAAGTGACCAGGGATATTGTCCAGCCAGTTCTTGGCGTCGATGACCTTGCGAACCGTCTCGTCGGATGGATCTTCAAGATCACCCGGACCCATACCGTGATCATCTTCACCGCAGTCATCCCCGCCTACGCCGAGCTTTTCTCCGTGACCGAACAACGACTTCAGGATTTCACGCAGAGCCTTCAGGAACTCATCCAGTTCCTTCGACTCTTCCGGTGTCATCTCATCACGAGGCTTGGTGTGCTTGTTTAGAAGGTCATGTTCCCGAAACAGAGACACAAGTTGAATTGCATCCAGAAGGGTGTCCATGGAGGACTTGTGATAGGCAGTCTGATCCAGGATACGCTTCACTCGAGGATCGAAGATGCAGTTCACTACCTTCTCGGAGAACTCCGGTTCAATGTCAAAGCCTTCCATATAGAACAGGGAGGCTGCAAGAATCTGTCGGTCATCCTCCATGTCTTGCCACTTTTCGAAGGTGCCATCATCCATCTCGATGCCGTTATACAGTATCTCTTCTGACAGAAGATGCATACGCTTCCAGAGTGCAGGCTCACGAACATAGCTCGCCGTGTTGATCCGGTGATCTTCATTCATCAAGTGCACCATAGAAACGTGATCGTGAATACCATTGGCGGCGACCAGGGAGTGGACACGCTTCTCTGCGTTGTCCGTGTTGCTATCCACAAAGTTGAGATAAGAGTTCTCGTAGATCGGGAGGAAGCTACGAACCTTGTTCCAGGGATCGGCTAGAAGGTTACGCTTGGAATACCGGATGAAGCTACCGTGCGAGATGTGCGCAATCTCGTGATGAAGAAGAGTCATGATGCGTTCCCGCAGAGCGCATGCCTCACACCGCTGGATGCCGTCCGTCCCGCGCATTCCGCAGATACGTCGGTCATGTTCCGGCTGATGCGCCAAGGTGAGCGGGGGGCGAATGAAAATGGTCTTGCCATCCGTCTCCGTGTTTTTGCCGGGCACCACACGGACAGTCTTCTTGTTAGTGTACGAGCGCGCATAAGCTGTCAGGCTCGGGCACATCTTCTGGAGTGCATCGTATGCAAGGGCGACTCGTGTCTCCTGGTCAAGTTGAGAGAGTCGTTTTTTACGTCGGCTCATATCACCAACCTTTCTTCCTATCTGAGCGGGATCGACTGTGGAGGAAGTTGAGACGAGACGTTGACCGTACCTCTTTAATCCTGGTCATCGTCTCTTTGATAGTCAACTCCCGGACCATGAGGGGCGGAGTAACCTATCTCTTGTATCTCAACTTCCACCACAGCCCAGGGACTTGTGTCCCTGAACCATGGATGAAGTTACCCTACCTGATTGAGCGGATGCTTGCTCGGCTTCAGAATCTTCACGCTATCAAGCGCGCGCTGCCGATCAACTTCTGCATGCTGAACGAAGTCCATCAGCTGAGCCCAGGTGACGACACCAAGACTCTGCCTACCGCTGATGCTCCACAGCGGAGAGTTGCCCCGGCTATTGGTGCGCTTAACCGCAGCGTAATTGTACTCCTTGTGTTCACGACCGAACCACTTCGAGAAGGCAACAAACTTGCCAGTCGGTTCGGCCGGAATGTTCAGACTCTCTTCAGCAACAAGCTGTTCCTGAACGGACGCTAGCGCGGCAGCAAGATTATCACGCTTCTTGCGGAGTTCGTCCCGCTTAGAGTTCATATTCCTTCTGATTTCATAGCCCTGCTCGCCATAAAGAAGCTCGCTCATGTGGGTCAGTTATCCTTTCGTTTGTTACTTATTCTATCCATAATCCAGACGGCATCATAGAACAGGACGCCAAGTCCTACCGTGAAGGCGAATACCTTGGTCCCGTAGTAGTTGAAGAAGATCGCGATCCACATTGCAATGCAGACCGCGACCAATCCCCCGAGACCGTTCCTAAGAGTGGTCCAGTTCATTTCGTTACAGAAACCGCTTTCCTTTTGTAAGGATATGCGTTACGGCTTCTGGATTAGGTCGAAGACTGAACTCTTCCATTGGCAATGGATCAATCAAGATTCTTCCTATGGAAGTTTCAAATGGAACTATGGTAGGTACGTGATTACGCCAGATGAGTTCGTCTTTATCATCCAGCGCAATCAGTATTGCCCAAGGTTTTCCGCAGTAGGCGATAATCTCACCTGGTTTAAGTTTACCCATCTCATCACTCCGTCTTCAGGTTAACCTTGTCCAAGATGGTCTGCTGCGCCTCGGGCTCGAGATAGTCAGCGGCAGCCAGTCGATATGCCTCGGGCCAAGAGAACCAAGCCAGGGCACGTGCGGCCTTGATCTGCTGGCGGATGCCCCAGGTAATCGGGATCGCACCATCCTTCGACAGTGACCGCAACTCTTCTGCGATGTCCATCATCTTGGTGAGCTGATCCGGGCTGATCTTGAAACCGTCCTGCTCGCACCGCTTGCGGATGATCTCCCGTTCAATCTTTTTGTCGGGGAACTCCACGAAGATGTGCATCAGTCGCGACCCGTCCGCGTCGCTGATGACCTCAGCGCCAACGTTACGGAAGTCCCACGCCGGATTCATGGCGAGACCCAGGTAAGAATACGGATGCCGATCTACCACCGAACCCTCGTCCATATCCAAGACCAACTGCTTCGCGTTGTCAGTCATGGGCCGGATGAACTGCCACACAGCAGGACTTCCGACGTTGGGCTCATCGAGAACCTGAACACAAGGCTTCGCCCAGGCACGAGGGATGCGACCCTGTTCGAAGAAGGTACCCTTCTCCGGGGTGTAGTGGGTCTTGCCCGCGAGGTCATCCAACTCGGTGGATGCCGTGATGCTAACCCGCTCGAAGGGCAGGCGCATCTTCCATGCCATGTACCGGTAGAACTCCGTCTTGCCGGTGCCCGCGACGCCGTGCAAGGCTGGAGTCTCATTGAGGTTCCAGATCACGGCAGCCTTGAAGGCGAGATTCTGATGATCTTTGTACAGTTCCGGGTGGTTCTGATCTCCGGTCATCGGAATCTTCGCACGCTCATCCTCGTCGAAGAAGTTGACGTCGAACACCGGGAGCATGACGCTCTTGGTTTCATCGTCGTTGTAGTACTTCCGCCACGCCTTGATGCCATGCGCCTTGTCTTCCTCGGTCACATCAGCATCGGTGGGCCAGTCGTCCGGCTCGATGAATGGATCTTCCGGTTCTGGCAGGTTCTTTCCGATTCGCTTGCCCTTGCTGATAGCTGCCCGCAACTCAGGCAAGATCATCACATCGGCCAGCAGTTCTTCGTACTGCCTTTGCAATGCGTCTTCATCGGCAATTACGTTCGCCTGTCCAACGCTGCAATTGCGAGCTATCTTGGTTGAGTTCTGCTCGCTCATTAGTGTACCGTTGCGAGCACACAAGGCAACCGTGATGCCGATCTCCTCCTGCATCACCTTAGCGGACACAAAGTACCGGCAGGTGCGGCAGTTACCGGGATGAATGTTACCTTCCGGTGCACCAATCTGAGGCATGGGCAACGACACCGCAAGTGTGCTCGCAGGCTGCTGCGACTTCGGTACCGGCTTGCCGTACGAAGAGCAGGTGCGGGCTACCGCTTCCTGAATCTTCTCGTTGACATGCGCTGGTGCCGTCGGTCCGCCTAGAAGCTTGCCCTTCAGTGGACACGTTGGAGCCTTCAGGATCGTATTGTAATTAGATGCCTGCTTCGTGAGTTCAGATGAACCCAAGAATGATGGACAGTTTGCGCAAGACTTAACCTCCGCAGGTTCTTTAGTCTCAGTCATATAAGATTGCCTCCCTGATAATCTGAGCGGGGTTCGTGGGCCTGGGATTGCTACGTGTCTAGTATACCATCAACTTGGGTATCTGTCAACTCGTACTAGTTATCCTCATCCCCCGCATCTTGGTAGCCTTCCGTGTACCCGGCAGCGTTGGCAGCGTTGATCTGTTCGTCGATCCAGGTGACGAGATCTTCCTGAGTGATGTTATCCATTACGAAGTCGGTAACCTTCAGCAGAATGTTATCACGCGAAGGCTGCTTGTATTCCGGGCCTGAAACCTCCTTGGCCTCCTCGAAGACCTCAGTGGTGATATCGTTTCCGTCCAATTTTGTCATGTCGATATCGAGACCTTCGCTAGTTTCTGTGAAACTATTGATACCGATACCGATCTTGGCGAAGGCGTCCGCTACTGCCTGCTCTTCTGTGCTGAAGTTATTGTTCATATTGTCTCCTTAGAAGGGTCGTCCGCCGCGTGGCAGGTTGTACCATAGCCATTCAAGAATGAACTCAAGCATACTTGACTACTGCGCCCAGTGAGTTGTACCCGGAGCGGCGAAGTGCGTCTGTACCACGTCCACACCAGCCGCCAGACCAGCCGCCCCGCCACCGGCGAGCGAGCCCAGACCGGCCCCGATACCAGCACCCGCCACGCCGCCCACGAGGCAGCCGCCGAGGGCACCGGGAAGGATGGCAAGAGGCAAGCCAAGAGCGGCACCGATAGGACAGCCAATCACAAAGCCAGCCACGCCTCCCGCTACCGTGCCCGCTGCACCGGCAGCGCCGACAACGGTAGTGAAGTTGTCGAGTGCCGCATTCTGTTCCTGCGTACTGGCAACGAAGGTGTACTGCGGATTCGCAGACTCGGCCGGGCCGTAGGGAGCCACGAAGATTGGACGCTCGGTTTCGATGGGCAACTCCAGCGTCTTGGTAGGAGGCTCCGAGCTGCCTGCCGCACCGCCACTGTTGATGCCCGCACCACTTCCCGTGGGGATAGCAGATGCGGTAGCCGCTCCTGTCAGAGCAAAGAGTGTAGCTCCTGCTACGATTACAAGACTACGTTTCATTGTATGTTCCTCGATTCTTCCAGATGAGATACAGTTTGGTAAAGATGTTCTCGTCGTCAAAGTTCCATTCGCACGATGGCTTATGGAAGCGGATAAACTTCCCGTGCGACCATTCGTCTTCCGTATTGCGGACTTTACGCCCGCAATATGTGCACCTCTTCACCGAAGATCACTCTCGGGGATCGGCACAACCACAGACTCGTAACCATTCTTTCGGTGGTTGGCGGCAATGACGTTACAGAAGTCCTCCTTGCCGGACGCCTTCAGTTCCTTGCGCCCGTCGGGATGGTTGATGTACACGCGGTGAGTGTTGGGGTTCTTCATGCTTTTCTCACACCTTCAACTGTAATCTCGTTGGGCTTCTGGCCTTCGTATTCGAGGTCATCGGATACTTCCCGATAGAAGGCATGGATGGCACCTTCTATATCTGTCATGCCCTTCATGGTGACCTCGGTCATGATGTCGAAATCAAAGGAAGCTTTCAGTCCGACAACCTCAATGCTGAGCATCTTTATATCTTCTTCATTGAGGGCAGAAAGGTCCATGGCGTCCATGTTGGCTTCAATCTGAGATTTCAACTCGTCAATTGGAAGCTCTTTCCGGTACCCCACTCGGGCGGTAACAATAAAATCAGGCACTATCATCCCCTCACTACGATAGAAGTCATGCCCTCGCTCAGATGGATGATCATCATGAACAAGAGCATGAGCGTCGTTATGGTCAAGAACCCCGACCAGAGTACGAAGTATATCAGCTTCGCTCTCCTTTTCATTACAGCTTAACAGTCCGCCTTTCTGGTCCCTGCTTCCAGATTTCATACGTCACGGCATCAGGCTTGTGTACGATGAGATACGAGATTGGACGATCATCTTTGATGTCCTCATCAATGGGGCCGAACTTCTCGGTGAAGTTCTTGTGTGCCGTATCTTTCGCTACCTGCTCAGCGAACTTGCGCCGATCTTCATAGGCGGAGCCGGGCGGCATGTCCCGCAGCCGGATGCTGTCCAGCTCCACATTGACAGAGGCAATCAAGGTGCCAGCGCCGAGGGAGAACCGCGCAGGCTGCGAAAGTTCTATCTCACGGTGTTTCGGTTCTTCTCTCAAGACATCTCCACATTAAGGTAGGCCGTGACATTGAATGTCGTATGAGTAATCAGGAATGTAGCAGAGTCCCAATCGACAGGCTCATGGAATTCCGCTTCGTACTTCTCGATAGCTGCCTGACGGGCCATGCCTTCAGCCTCGACACGGGCCGCGCCTTCGTCGGTAACAATGGCGGTAGCAGACGCAGCCTGGGAACCCTTCTCAAACTTCACGTTGTAGTTCTTCTCTAGCGTGTCAGCCTTGGGCGGATGCGCTAGGTATCTGCCATCTACTGTCAAAAGATATCCTCCGGTGGTTCAGCTTCGAATGGTCCCGACAGCGGTTCTTGGTTCCCACTTGGCCGCTCCCGCCGTCGCGCTTCCCATCTGTCATGCCACTCACTAGCCTTGCCTGCCATGTTGGCGACAAACAGAATGAAGATTGGAACCGCTAGCCACGGGAAGAAGATCATGAGAACGATACACAGGCACACTACACCAATCGTACCTTGTAGTTCTAAAGCACGATTGTTGTAGTGTGGTCTATCTGCCCAAGGGTCCATCAGGTGTGGTGCACCGTCGCAGCGTCAAGGGTACCGGGGCGAGCCTCTGACACCTTCTCGGCCTCCCGTTTGGTCTTCATGAGATTGCGTTTCCATATGGTCTCGCACTCTTCGGAGCAGAAATCGCGACCGAACTTGCGGACCTTGTACCAGCCGTTGAGTCGGGATGCGACACGTCGCGCATCGTCTGCTGTCTCACCGTATACTTCTCGGCGGCAGCCAGGACCATCACAGAACAGTCGAACCATCTTTGTATATGACATAGTACCTTCTTTCAGTGGGATTGCGACAGTGACACAGCGTGCTTGGTACTCACAACGTGCTCAGAAGACAGTTTGTCTCGGGTCCGTTTGAATGGCTCGGAGACATAGAAGTCACACTGTAGACACGCCGCGCGGTAGCGGCACGTATACAGTTCATCCACCGAACGGACCCTTCACATCTTCGACCCACGCCACGTAAGATGGAACCATTTTCTCACACTCGGGACCGACACCATAGAAGACAGACCGCTCGTCGGTGAGTTCCCGTGCGCACCGATGGCACACACCCTTCTCGGTAGCATAGTCAAGAGCTGCCTGGTTCTGGTTCACCACCACAGCAGTGATCACGTCGGCAAGCCGGTGTCCGTCAATGAGGCGGTTATGCTGGAACTCACACTTCTGAGTGGTGAGATCGAAGACCAGACGACGTACATACTGCGGTCCGTGCTGAGTGGACAGCACCAACCTGTTGGTGTAGCTGCCCATCTTCGGACGCTTCGCAATCACGAAGATTGGTTGAGTCTTGTTGTCCAGTCGAACGGCGTACCGTCCATCTTGGATCATGTTCGCAGCCAAGAAGCTAATGATCGAACCGGGTTGACCCTCCACCTTCTGTGCTGGCTGGCGCTTCAACCACTCGATTGTCTCGGATGCCGTCCGCCTAGACGTGGGCACCTTGTAGTTTTTGATGCCCTTCTTCTTGGCGAGGTCGGCGATGTAGTCGAGCTGTGCTCCAGTCGGAGGTTCAACAGTCTTACGCGACAACTCCTCGAGCTTGGCTTCTGCCTTCTCTGCTATCGCCTGTTGCCGTTTGGCGCAGGCTCGGACTTCGAAGTTATATTTGTGATCCTGTTTGCAATGTCCACACTTCATGGGTACTTCCTCCTGATGGGTCTTCAGGGCTCTTGGGTAGCGTGACACTTTCACCGGGCCACGGCTTCTAAGGGGCTAAGCTCACGAGAGAACTTCTCGCTTACGCCTGCGCTAACCCTCCACCTTGTATGCAGCCCGGTTCCAGTGCGTCCAGTTCTGCATCTAAGCAGTGTCTCTATTATGTGACATACTGGACTTGCTGTGCCAGTGCGGAAAGAGGCACAGCCATTATTATCCGGCGGGGTGGGCCGTCAACTGTGATAGCTTGAGCCAGGCTTCTTCCAACCCCTAATCTTCCGCGCGTGCAGGAAGGGATTTGAACCCTTCTGGACTTTTGCCCCGCACGTCCGTACGGTGCTACTCATCTCCCGAATGCAACCCTTTACAGAGTGCCTGCACGTCCGTGTTCCCGGCATCTCACGTTGCACCCGTGTATGCCACAAGGGCCAATTGTGCAATAGGCAAACTTTAGAAACACGGCTGTTTTGTTTGGAACTTTTGTCGTGATTCCCTGACTTGGACGGAGGACAAGTCCGCCACTACCCCCGGACAGCTACCGGGGACCACCGGCAAGGTATCCCATCCCCATAGGATACCTTGCCACGCTCCGAGCTTAAGGCGGTTTAGACACGCTCGGTCGTGTTGTTTAAGGGTGTACCTGCCCCGGATACACCACCCGGCTAACTCTCCAGCTTTCACTTCAACTGTCGCCGCCCAGGATGAGGTCTGGGCAAGCCGTGATTGATCCGGCTCCGGGTCCCACGCTACCTTCTAGCCCTTGCGGTTTGCTATCCGGTAACTAGTACTAGTCAAGGGTAAACAAAATGCCGTGATCAGCGCGTCTTCTCTCGAAGACTAGAAGAGATGGCATTTCTCTAGGACTATTCTTCTGCTGATCACGGCATTCTGCCCGCTACCCATGTTGCTTCGAACTTCATGGAGGAGACATACCCAATGACTCCGAGGTGTTACCGGTTTCCCACGCTATCGCCAGTTGCCGTCGAGCCTAAGCGAAATACCTTCAGACGGGATATCTAAAGGCTGATACCAACCACCGGTAACACCTCGCAACCATAGGGCTGCCTTGTCTGTACGCTCAGGGTCGGAAGCCGGGCGCGGTGATCGCCCTAACCCCGTCCGAGGGCAGGTCTAGAACTTCTGGGTATCTCAAGGGGCTACCATAGAGTATAGCCAGACTCTTGCCACGGGCGATTCAGCACGGGACTTGTTCCCCGGCTTCCGCCTGAGCGTACAGCCTTCTTCTAAATCTCAGATCACTCTGACATTCCAGAGGGGACAGGATGGCGCTGTTATTGCTTTCTTCGGGGGATAGGAGACCCCTACTATAGCGTAACTTATACTCTGTCCTGTCCCCACTGCAACAGCAGAGAGGGAATAGAACCTTGGCGGTGCTCCCGATCATCGCCGAATGAGGTGTAGTCACACCGCCAAGGTTCTACCTTTTCTGAATCCCGCTCAGAATTCAGAGCTTACGAGCGCCCCACTTGCCTTCCTGCTGCTCGACGGAGACACCCTCGAAGGAGGTCGGCTTGCCGTTGCTCGGACGCAAGAGCTGATTGATGGCACCACCGGAAGGCAGGTCATCACCATACTCGGGCGACTTGATGTTACGAATTTCCGTCATAGTCAGGAAGGTACCCGACTCGACGGTATCGAAAGCGTGGCGAACGTGAGCGGCCACGCTGCGCTTCGGACCGGCGTAGGTGCTGCCACCGCCAGCCTTGGTACCCTTGCGGGGACCCTTGCCCAGAGCCAGCTTGACCGCCTGCCGGATGACGTTGGAGACCTCAGGCTCATCGCCCTTGTCTTCCGACTCATCGCGGACCCAAGCCAGGTACTCTTCCGCCACGGTAAGGTTGTCGTTCTCGTCGACCTCATCCATGAAGTCTTCGGTGACACCCTCGGGCAGGTCGGCGGTAACCAGGTCGTAGGCCAGGCTGAGCGCCTGCACCTTGTCGGCGTGCAGCTTGTTCGGGCTGACGGTCACCTTCGGGGCAGCCTGAGCCTTCGGAGCAACAGCGATAGCCGAGCTGATGTTATTCCACGCAACAGCGTTGAACATCTTCTCGAGGTCGCCAGCCTCGAGGACAGCCTTCATCTCGTCAGAGACGAAGTTCTTCGCCTGGTTCTTGTACTTGATGCCACCTTCGACCGCGCGGTACGCCAGCTTGACCGGCTCGAGGTGAGCTTCGGCAATGGTTCCGGTGGTCGGATCGGCCTCGGCGACAGCCGCGCGGGCCGCTTCCTGAAAAGCTTCGACCGACGCTTCGGCCTTCGCCTCGGCTTCAGCCTTGGCAGCCTCCTCGGAGGCGGTGTCTTCGGTGGTGGCCTCGACGGCCTCGGTGATCTCAGTCATGGTAAGTTTTACCTCCGGTGTTGTGGGTCAATTCTGAGCGGGTAGTTTGTTCTCTCGCTCCGTTCTGATGATTCTATCCTATCAGATCGTTCTGAGAGAGTCAACTTGGAAATTCTCGGTGTCTGAAATTCATCCTGTGAATCTCCTAAACGTTCTGAGTATCAGAACGATTCGGACATTCAACCCAGAATTACCGGTGGTGCGCACAACTATAGCCTAGCGCTAGGCTGTGCGCAACCCGCTAACGTCTGGATTATCGGGCGTTATTTTTTAGCCCGGCTAAACGTAGCGTCGGGCTAATGACTTGGACCAATGCCGGGCCAAGTCGGCACGTGACTGAGCTGCTGAAGCTCGTATGTCTGTGCACCGAAACGTAGCGTAAAGCTACGCAGACCACCATCATAGTTATCTTCGACGGACTGATACAGGTTGCGTCGGCGAATGTAGCTTGTCGACCCGAACTCTGTTACAGGTTCGCTGATATCTATGCTCAAGTTGTGATGGGCCTTGAACCATCTCGCCATCTCGGAAAGTTGAGACTTGAAGATGTGACAGTACACAGGATCGTCAAGAGCATAGTCGAGTCTGACTATATCTGCCGGTCTGTGGCTGTCGTTGTCATGGTCCATACACCGCACAAGGGAGACTGTTCCGCATGTCTCCTGTACCCGTAACACCATATTGTCTTGCCTCGCTTCTCGCGGTCATTCTTTTATTGCACGCTGATACGTGCAGCGAACCCCCCGGCTATGCCGGGAAGAACGCAGCATGTGTCACTCGTACGGGAATGCCAGCAAGAACTCGTGCAGTCCACCCGGATACAGATCTTCTATCAGTTGATAGAGAGACTGCCGGAACACGGACACGGTAGGCGTGCGCTTGGTCAACGGGTCCGGGAAGTCTACCCGGATACGCTGGGTACCGGTAAGCCAGTTCAACATCTCGCCTACCTGCTGAGGGAAGATCTCTCGGTACGCTGTGCCGAATCCCTCGAGTTCAAAGGTGATGATCTCGGTAGTATTAGGCTCATCGCCCATGCTGCGGATGATCTTCACAGGATTGCTTTTTACAGGAGCGCTCATCTTGCCTCGCTTTCTAGCGGTACTGTAATTCTGTACCCGATTGGTACAACGAAGAGCATAGCACCTTGTCTATGCTCAACGCAACACTAATCGGGAATCAAGTCCGGGTGAATGATCGGTGCTTCGATGGCTGTCGCATCGTAGACACCGAAGGCGACTGTGCGCACAGCTTCGCCGAGGATTCCAGCGCCAGCCAGGGCACGATAGATGCCCTCATTTTCACTGTAATCCTTCACGAAGACGTGACCCTCTTTAGGTGTCTCGCCTTCGCTCTCGAGGTTGACTGTAGGCGAAGACACTGCCTCGCCTATCTCGTCGGTGATACGCAGAGCGAGCGTGTTGTTACCGTAGTAACCAAGCTCGACTATCACTGTCTCATCTTTGCCTACGTACTCGAGGCCAGACAGTTTTGTTTTGATACTCTTGCCCATGATTCTCCTATCATGATGCTGATCATGGTTTGACCAGGCAAAGCGGTACTTGCTACCTCTCATGGGACCCGTCCCAATAGCAAGTACCACTCAACCTGTTCACACAGGTTAGCTTATTGTTACGCTCTGCGGAACTGTTCGCGTATCTCTGGGTCTACCTCTTCGGTGCGGTACTCGCACAGACCCTCGGGATTGCCGACGAACAGCAATATCCTGCCGCCTTCGCGTACCACAACCCAGTCTCTACCGATGGCTTCGACTGTCTTCTCTCCGTAGGAGTCGCTACCGAACGCGCCACCGCAGAGGCCGTGCAGTTTGTCACCTACCCACAGTGCGTCTCCAGGGTTCACTTCTTACCACCAATAGGCGGAAGAGTTCCGTTCATCACCTGCGCGATTGCGAATTCTCTTACCATGCGCTCATGAATGACAGAGCGCTTATCGTCCAGTTCGCCACGTTTACGCAACTCTTCATTGATGAGCGCATACTCATTCGTGAGTTCTGTTACCATCTTGTGTAGCAAACGTTTACGGCTACGCAAGATACCGCTATTGTAGCTCTCGATATCCTCGGGTTTCATTGTTCACCACCGTAACGGAGCTTCTTTCGAAGTAGCGCCTCACGCTGATTCTTCTTGGCTCGGCACACACGGTACACTTCGTCTAGGGTCGCTGTCCCGGTCGCGTACTCGTGAAGGAACTCCTCACGGTCCACCATGGCACCTGTACCGGGGTCCCTGTCGTCTAGCTGGGCTAGGTACTCACGAGCACGCGCCCGGCGCAGGGCAACCCGTTCGGGGTCGCGAAGGAAATCTTCGTCTGTCATCTTGTAGCCTCCTTTCGGGTGTCTGTATATGTGCACTCTGATAGGCACAACGAACCCCACAGTCTTGCTGTGGGGAACGCAACGCTGATCAGAAGTTACCCCTTCAGGTACTC